GGTAAATGGCTTACATTTAATGATGAAGATAATGGTGTGTTTACTTACTCAAATGGTGTGGAAGTATTCACATACACTTGGGACCCAGCGTTATATTATGTTGATATTGAGTGGAATTATGATGCAACCACGTCTGATGGTACAATGATTCTTGAAAAATGGGAAGTTGAACCTTTAAGTGGGTGGACATACAATGGACCGGGTACATCACACATAGTTAACCCAACTGACGGTACAACAACTTTATTTAAAACTTGGACAGATGGAACATACATTAGACATAAAATAACACCTTCATCTGATTTTATTGTTGTTTTAACTGAAACTCAAGGTGTCTCAAACACATACACAAATTTTCAAATATATAACACTAGTGGAACTCTTTTAGAAACAGTTTCAATGACTGAGGGTACAGTGGTTTCCGGCTTAGGAGTTGAATCATCGATAACTGCCGTTACATATAACAATTATTATGAAGAATTTCACGGAACAAACAAATTTACCATAGTGTTCTATGACAGTAATAGTGAAACCACCAGTTATAAAATAATAAGTTACAATGGTGAGACAGAAAATTTAATTGTACGATACCATATTAGAGGTCCTAAATATCCATCCATCAATACGGCCGGAGATAATAATTTTTACCCAGATGATGATGGAAATAATGGTGGCATTGTAATAACTTTACATAATAGTGTAATTTCGAATTATATTGGTGATGAAGTTACATACTGTGATATTATGTATATGTTTGATAATCAAACATCGTTTAGCACATATACATTCGCAGACAACGTATCAAAAACAATCACTGATTATGGTCAATTAAGTGACATTTATAGAACTTCGTGTATAAATGGTGATGGTGTTGCATCTATGTTAACCCTTATGTCGGATGACGAACCCCATATAGAAAGTATGAATGTTAGTGTATCTGGTATTACTAATATGGATTGGGATCAGTTGGGTAATAGAACTGTTGTACAAATTATGACAAACAATCTCAACAATGTAACTTACAAATACATTAATCAATCAGGTGTTGTAATTGGTGAATTAAACGATTATCTTTTAGTTTCACCATGGGCAACAAATGTGAACAGTTTTGGTGAAACGTCCTATCTTACAATCCAACATGAAGGTAATGATGGGTATTACGTATATAGTGGTAGTACTGGATTTACTCAAACAGATTATTATAATAACTCATATGATACAGACTTTTATTCGTCACCTACAAGTAACTATGATGGCGCAATGGTTTTATATAATAATGACGAACTAGGTTTTAGAGTATTATCATCAACCGGAATAACTAATGAATTTAATTTCCCTGAGTATAATCAATTTGACATTCGAGTTGGTGAGAGCAAATTTATGTTTGTATATAATGAAACTTCAGGTGGTGTAACTAAAATAAGATTGTATGATTTTTCTGGAACACTATTAAACAGTGCAACAACAACTTGGACTAATGGTTGGGATAATATATATGGTGTTAAAGACCGATTTGTTGTAAAACAAGATACTGGAACTGAGGTTGAAATTTATTTAGTTAGTGAAGATACTATTACATCAGTAACAACTCAAGATTATAGTAGTGAAGAATCCACGAACGATTGGTTTTATGAAAATGACTAAAAATTAAAAAAAAATAAATTATGAAAATATTAGATATTGATGTTAAAATCATCAAAAACAAACAAAAAATTAAAAGGTTTCAAAAAACTTTTAACACTAATGAACCATTAACTGTTGAACACATTAAAGGTGTTATTAAAGATGAAATGGGATTTCCATTTGAAATAGTAAAAGAAGAATTTTACTGTAAGTCAAATGAATTAAAAAATGAAGATTCCACACCATTTTTATCAGGTAACGAATTTATTTTAACAATTAAGTAATGGAATTTTTTATAAGACAAGGGGCAACAGAACCAATCCTTAAAATGAGATTGATTGATGACGGTAAAAACGACAAGTCGTCCTTTAATGATATGCTAGAAAATTCCGACATCACATTTGAAATGTTTGATGTTAAAACAGAAGAATATCATATTTTAAATGGTCAATGTTTATTAACGACAAGGACAAAAAAGTACGACCAAACAACAGATGAATATTATATAACATATAGATTCACTGAAGAAGGAACATCAAAAAAGGGTAAATATGAAGGAATTATAACAATACAATTCTTAGATACCAATTCAAGTCCCACAACAAAACTGATTCTACCAATCAAAGAGAAACTTTTCATTAACGTAATTTGATAATCTAACATTTTTTTCGTATAATTGTAATGTAAAGACTAACTGTGGATTCCCCACAAGTAAATGTGTCACATTAAAAAAAAATTATAATGAAAGAAGTTATCTCTCAGGAAATTATCGAGAATTTCCTTAATGGTGGCGACCCCGAAGAATTCATCGTGGGAGTCGAGTATGATTACCCCACCAACACAATTTTCAAAATTATTCAAGACCCTGAACAGGGTAAAATCGTAAAACCTGATTCTTACACACCATTTTTATGGGTTGGGGATTTAATCGGTTTAGGTTTTTATAATGATTCCAAAGCGTTGCAAAAAAGAGCAATGGCTAAACATGGTATTATTATTGACAAATTAGAAACTCATGGAAATGAAAGACTTGAAATGGGTATGAAATACTTAATTAAAAGTATTAAAAGTTATACCAATTTAACAAGTTTCTTTAGAGAAGGTGGTATTGATCCTTGGAATGAAAATTTTAGAAAATATTTTACCGTTCTATCTCCGGTAGAACAATATCTCATACAAAAGAAAAAAAGATTATTTAAAGGGATTGATGAATACAATGGTGTTTATCGATTTGTATTTGATATTGAGACCACCGGTCTTGACCCTGAAACTTGCAATATCATTTTGATTGGAGTTAAGGATAACCGTGGTTTAAATGAAACAATACCCGCCTTTGGTGAGGACGGTGAAAAAAAATGTATCGAAAGATTTTTTAAACATATAAAAGATTTAAAACCTACAATTGTTGCAGGTTATAACTCCGCTTTCTTTGACTGGCCGTTTATATTAAAACGTGCACAGATTCTTGGTGTAGATGTTAATAGATTAACACAAATATTCACCAAAATTGGAATGAAAGAGAAAGAGGGAATGTTAAAACTCGCGAATGAAGTTGAACCATATAAACAACATGTTATTTGGGGTTTTAATATTATTGATATTGCACACTCAGTTCGTAGAGCTCAAGCAATTAATTCAGAAATTAAATCGTGGGGTTTGAAATACATCACCACATATTTGGAAAAAGAAAAACCTAATCGAGTTTATGTTGATGGTGGAAAAATTTCAAAGATTTATCTTGACAACGAAAGTTATTACGTCAATCCAAAAACAGGTGGTTACAAACAAATAGGTGAGCCAGGAACGGACGGTTTGTTAGAAAAATATCCGGGTAAATTTGAAATATGGACAGGAAGAAAAATTGTAGAACAGTATCTTGACGATGACTTGTATGAGACGATGATTGTAGATGATTCGTTCTCTCAATCAACATTCCTTCTTTCTAAATTAGTACCAACAACCTATGAAAGAATTGCAACAATGGGTACTGCAACATTGTGGAAGATTATCATGTTAGCGTGGTCTTATGAAAACAATTTGGCAATTCCTGCAAAAGATGAAAAACGTGCAATCACAGGAGGATTATCAAGATTATTAAATGTTGGTTTCTCAAAGAACATTGTTAAGTTTGACTATTCATCACTTTATCCATCCATACAACTTGTATATGATGTTTTCCCTGAATGTGATGTTATGGGTGTACAAAAATCGATGTTAAAATATTTCCGTAATATTCGTATTAAATATAAACATTTAGCCGGTGAACTAAAAGATAGTGACCCCGTTGCTGCGGAAATGTACGACCGTAAACAATTACCGATTAAGATTTTTATTAATGCATACTTTGGTAGTTTATCGGCACCACAAGTATTCCCTTGGGGTGATATGAATATGGGCGAAACTATTACGTGTGTTGGTCGTCAATGTTTACGTATGATGATTATGTTCTTTCAAAAGAAAGGTTATAAACCTCTTGTAATGGATACTGATGGTGTAAACTTTGAAACACCTGAAGACATTAATGATACCATTTATATTGGTAAAGGTTTAAATGAATTGGTGATTGAGGGTAAAGAATATCGAGGTATTGAGGCTAATACTGCAGAGTTCAATGATATATTCATGAGAAATGAAATGGGATTAGATATTGACTATGTTGCACCAGCTTGTATTAATGTTTCTCGTAAAAACTACATCATTAAGATGATGAAAAAAGGTAAAGAGAAAATTAAATTAACAGGTAATACAATCAAGTCAAAAAAATTACAAACGTATATTGTTGAGTTCTTAGATGAAGGATTAAAACATTTATTAAATGGTGATGGACTATCTTTTGTAGAATTGTATTATGATTACGTGGAGAAGATTTATAATAAAGAAATACCGTTATCAAAAATTGCAAACAAAGCACGTGTTAAACAATCTGTGGAAGATTATAAAAAATACATTAAAAAAACAACTAAAGCAGGTTCATTAATGTCTCGTCAAGCACACATGGAATTGGTAATTGAAAATGAACATCCGGCTGGTTTGGGTGACACAATTTACTATGTAAATAACGGACTTAAAAAATCAGATGGTGATGTGCAAAAAGTAACAAAACCAACAAAGAAGGCACAAGATGAGTTTTTAGCAACACACGGTATACAGATGCCATCCGAATATTTAAAAATCAATTGTTATATGATTGATGAAAAAGAAATATTAAATAATCCCGATTTAAAAGGTGATTATAATGTTGCACGTTATTTAAATAATTTTAACAAAAGATTAGAACCATTGCTTTGTGTTTTTAAAACTGATGTGCGTGATGATATTTTAATTGAGGACCCAAAGGATAGACAATTCTTTACAAAACTACAATGTGATTTAGTAAACGGTTTTCCATTAAAAGAAGATGGACAAGATAAATTAGATGAGGTTATGACTTTAGCTGATAGTGAAGTTATATTTTGGAACCGTGTTGGTAGAGATCCATTCTTTATGTATGTAGAAAATAGTTTAGAACTTGCAGACCAATTTTGGGTGGATCACAATAGAAAAGTTGTATCGTTACAAGCTGATAGTATCAGAAGTAATGAAGATGAAATTATAGAAACTAATGGTAATGATTATGCACTACACGCAGTAGAATCTTAAATTACGTTGTATGGAGATTGAAACGGTCTATATTTTAAAGACTTATTAAGATTTTCAGCTTCATTACCTTTTCTTTCAAGTATTTTTTCAGGACGAAGTCTTTCAAGTCTCTGCATAAGTTCTTCTACCAATTTAGTTTTTTCATCTTTTGCTTCTGTAAGTAATGATGAGTAATCTAATTTAACTGAACTATCAGGGACTTGTAAGTCTCCTGAGAATTTACCCCAAATTCTAGCTAAACCTTCTTTTGCAAATGCAATCAAATATTTTCTTACCCAGTTTTGTGCGGGTTTATTTAATGAATCCCAAGTCAATTGTTCAGTGTCAACATCAGACGGTAATTTAACCACATCCTTATTTTGGTCTAAACATGTATCTCTATCCATTGTTTCGTAATACCAATACCAAACTTTAAAGTTATTTCTTTTAATATTACCGAAATCAAATTTACCACCAGGTACATTGTATAGGTGAACTATTTTTGTTCCATTTGGACCCGCGGTAACTCTATATGTTAATTCACCACCAATTAATCTATTTTTAAGGTTTCTATCACCCATTCTTAATATTAAATCAAACGTCGGCATCATAAAATATGATCCTGACATACCCACTTGTGCAAATCCACCTACACCACCAAATCCACCACCTCCAAGACCTCCAAATCCCCCCAAGAAGGGGTCAACCATGGAATCTGTTAATTCGGCCCTTGTGAACCATAAGAGTTCATTTAATTCCCTTCCAGCGGGTATAGAGTATGTCTGAACATTAGCTTCAAGTTCAATAAAATCTTTCTTTAATTCCCAATCACCACCTGTCTGTAAACCTACAATTTTGGAATATGAGTAGGTATATTGAGTTTCGTAATCTAAACTTCTTGTGGTAAACGCTCTTGTTAAAGACTGAGTATCAACGTTCAATCCCGCTAAAGCCGACCATTGAGATTCAATTAACCAATCTGAAACGTATTGCTCGTATTCAGAAAGGGATAACTCAATAAAGGTGTCCATTTGTTCCTCTGTTAGTTCAATTCCACGAACTGGCATACCTAACAAGTGAAATACCTGTGTGTATAACTTCTCTTTTTCGGGTTGTGATATTATAGTTGCACTCATATTATTTGGAATATTACTATAAATATCTTATATTTGTATTATGGATATTAAAAGAATACCGAGTTTAGGTTTTTATACTCGAGAGGAGACTGCAATTTTTGATTTTTGTATTTCTGAGAATCAATTAAAGGAAGAAATAATTAAATCAATTGGAAACATATTGGAGTCGATTTATAAACCTTTTCCTGATAGATGGTCTCTTAGATTAACAAGAGAAGATGAACCATATTATGGTGTGGTCTATATATATGACGGTATGGTAATTTGGGGGGACATAAACAGATTAAACACAAATTATACCGCACTTACACATTTGTTAAATCGATTATATTTTATCTTTAAAAGAGATAATATTGATGATTCGTTAATTTTTAATGGAAATGTTTTTAATGATTTGACTACCATTAGAAAAATGATGAGGTATGTGGAAAAATATAAATATGAATTATTATCCGATGAATGTGAATTTTATCACGAACTTGTTGAATATTGTATTAGGTCATGGGAACAAGGTCAAAAATATACAAAAGATTTTGTAAAAAATTATAAAACATATCTTCCCGAATCTTGCGGTATTGAGGTTAACGATGATTTACCGGGAGAACCTGCAGACATGTTTAATGGATATGATTGCATTTTATTATTCAAAAGTTTAAAAACAAATGAAATTAAAAAATATGGAACACAAATAAAAGGAATTAAATGGTGTCAATTTAGAGATGATAAGAAATATCATATTAGGGTTACAATGAAAATTGAAAAATACAGAGATGTTAAATTTTTTGTTTTTTATGATAATTCTAATAGTGAAATATATATTTTTAAAAATGATTTATCTCAAATTGGAGTAAGTGTAGAAAATGGAGTTAAGGTTTTTTCTTTCCCTGAAAAATTACTTTGTAAACCAATAATAAAATATGTGAAGTAATTTAAAGTAATGCTTTAAGTAAATCTTTACTGAATGATTCAGAATATTCCCCGTCACCCATTACTTGGTCGATAACATTCTTTTTCTTTTGTAAAATATTATAAATTACTTTTTCAACGGTGTTCTCAAATACAGGATAGTATACAAGAACACTATTTTTTTGTCCATATCTATACGCCCTATCTTCACCTTGTGAGTGGTCCGCGGGAACAAATGATAAGTCATTCATAATAACGACTTCAGCGGCGGTTAAAGTAATACCAACACCCGCAGCTTTAATGTTACCAATAAACACTTTTATCTTGTCATCGTTTTGAAATCTATCGACATTCTCTTGTCGTTTATCTTTATTCATACGACCATCAAGTGTTACAGAATTCTTTTTGTATTTTTCATGCAACATATCAAGAGTCATTGTAAAATTAGTGAATATAATTACCTTCTTTCCTTGTTCTAAACATTTGTCAATCAACTCACATGTGTATGGAATTTTTTCATAAGAAATAAGTTGTCGAATTTTCATTAAACGATTCAAGGTTACACTAATAGTTTCATCGTCTTTTTTGTCATTACTAATACGTGTAAACTCTTCTAACTCCTCATCATACATCTTACTTGTTAATTCAACAAAAACTGGTGTAACAATCTTTTCAGGTAAATCAAGAATATCAGTTTTCATTCTACGTAAAACAACATTCTTGGTACGTTCCCTTAATTCATCTAAATTACTTGCACCACTCGTATTCCATACCCTACGATTACCAACACTAAATTGAAATCCTTTACAATATCTACGAACATAAGATTGCCAATTTAATGTTAATGGTGAATCGACAATTTTTAATAAATTAAAATAATTTATTGGTCGAGAAGTCATTGGTGTTCCTGTTAATAACCAAACTTTAGGTATGGTTTCAAGAACATCATTTAATAAGCGAGTTCTATTTGCGGTTGCGTTTGAAATATAGTGAGCCTCATCTACGATTGCCAAGTCAAAATTGGCATTAACCAAAAGTTTATAATCGTCGCTATCTTCACTCTTGTCTGTAGTGTGGTAGTTTTTAATAATATCATAATTAATAATGTAGAAATCAAAAGTAGAACCCCATTTACGTCCTTCGACAATTAAAACTTTTCTATCTGAATAGTTTCTTATTTCCCTTTCCCAATTTATTTTTAAAGATGCGGGACAAACAATAAGTATCTTCCTCGCTTTACTTTCTAAAGACGCAATTACTGCTGATGTTGTTTTACCTAAACCCATATCGTCAGCAAGAATAAACTTATCATTTGCCAATAGTTTCTCAACTGCAATTTTTTGATGGTCCATCGGAGGTCTTGTACTATATGGAGAATAATCAATAACTCTATTTAATTTCTTTTCCTCTTGTACTATTGCTGCTTTAGGTAACCAAAACGCACTATTTTGTTCACTATCTAAAATTTTACCCCAAATATGAAACGCTTTATCTGAATCACATAATAATTTTTCACACCAAATTTGTTCAACAGGTTTAGTTAGAAGTTTTTCTTCCATAATTTTCTCACCAAACGTACTAATAATTTTAATGTATTTGCGTGCAACTTTAGGTGTCACATCTTTATATTTCATAACATATTCCGACTGAGGTCTGGTTAATTTAAAGTTTTTAACATCTATAAATTTTCTCTTCCATTCCAATAATTGATTATTGGAACCCTCGTATAATGATAATATTTCTCTAGCTTCAATTTCTGGTATCATAACTTCTTATAAAATATACATAAATAGAATGGAACATTAAACTATTTATTAGGATATGAATAACAAACTACCAATAACAAGATTAGGTAAATTCTTCTCAAAGGACGATTTTGATGTTAACATTCAAATGGGTCAGGAATACCTACACGGGGACTTGAACATGAAATTAGTCCTATATCGTGTTGATAGGGGTAAAACTGAGACTGATGCAATCTATGCTGAAGTAGGTAAGGATGAGGTTAAATTTTTACCACCTATTGAATTTAATGCGTTAGTTAAGATTGATGAGCCTAAAAACTCAACATATAAGTCGGGATTAATTAGATATAATGAGCCGGGTAATTTAACATTATCGGTTTATATTAGTCATTTACAAGATTTAGGTATCGATATAAGATATGGTGATTATATAGGGTATGCCGATTCAGAAGAAAAATTAAGATACTATACCGTATCAAATGATGGAAGAGTTACGTCGGACAATAAACATAAGATGTTTGGTTATAAACCTCATTACCGAACTATAACCTGTGTACCAACACAGCAAGGTGAATTTAGAGGAGTTTAATATGGGAATACCAAAAAGAAAAAACAACATTGATGTTTACGGAGGTAAAGAATACTTTGAGGGTAAACAAATTGTAGAAAGAAGACAGGAGTTATTAGATAGAATAACTAAGTCAGATTCTTATTTACCTGATTCTATATTACATGATGATTTAGACGGAGGTATGCTCAGTTTTGTTAAGGAAAATTTTGTTGTAACAACAGACGGTATAAAAATTCCTGTAATACCAAAAATATTAACAATTCAAAGATGGGGTGAATTCACTCAAAATTGGGGATTCTCCGATGATGATGGAAATGTTGAATTACCTTTTATTGCGGTAATCAGAAAACCTGACGTTCAGCCGGGTACAAATCCTGTGGTACAAAGGACAATTCCTGATAGAAGAACATTTTATTATGCATCTGTTCCAACATGGAACGGAACACAGTCGGGTGCAGATATATACAAAATGCCACAACCTGTGGCTGTTGATATTACGTTTGACGTGACAATTATTTGCAACAAATTTAGGGATTTAAATAAGTTTAGTAAAATTGTGATGCAGAAATTCTCATCAAGACAATCTTATACCACAGTTAAAGGTCACTATATTCCAATCGTTTTGGATAGAGTTGAAGACAATACTCCAATGGACACCATGGATGGTCGTAGATTTTATATTCAAAATTACACTTTTACCATGTTAGGTTTCTTAATTGATAGTGAGGAATTTGAAGTTAAGCCGGCGGTTAGTAGAATGTTTCTATTAAATGAGTTTATTCAAAACAAAGGATACCAAAAGAAATTTATTAATAAAACAATTGATATTACGGTTGTCACATTTCCCGGCGACGGATTACAAACAATATTTAGTGTTGGTGAAAGTATTGGGTTTTTATTTAATGTATCGGTTAATGGACTAATTCAAGAAAGGGATGTGGATTATTATCACGTTTCAGGTACATCTAAAATTACATTTACAACCGCACCATATGAAGGTAGTCAGATTGCGATAACATATTATAAGGGGAAGAATAATGTTTGGATTGATAACTACGGTAAACCCGTACAATTGGAACATCAATCATACCAATATGATGGATCAACTTTAACGTTTACATTGAATAATGCAATTGATAGTATTGTTACCTTAGATATAAACGGTCTCGTTCAAGAAGAAGGTGTTGGATTTGATATTAGTGGTAAAGATACCGTAACATTAAATGGTGTTCCACAGATTGGAGATAGTATTACTATCACCTATTTGTACTAGTCATCCCCATACATATCTTTCTTTTTAGGTTTACAGTAATCCTCAATCCACTTTTCTAAAACTTTATAAATTTTAAGTCCGTTCCTGTCGCAATGGATTTTTAATAGTTCGTGATGCTTTTCACTAATTTTTACGTTTTTCGTTTTGTTTTCTTCAGTCATAGATAAAAAAAGATAATTAAGGATAAATAACTATCTTATTTAAAAAAATTACGGAAATCTTTCATAAAAACAAAGATATTTATAGAATAACTAATAAAAATAAATAACCAAACATTAATCGATGGCAAATTCAAACAGAGTATTCGTTTCTCCAGGTGTCTACACATCAGAGAAGGACTTAACATTCGTGGCACAGAGCGTCGGGGTAACAACTTTGGGTTTAGTGGGTGAGACCTTTAAGGGTCCAGCATTCGAACCATTGTTGATTACTAATTTCGACGAATTTAGAACATATTTTGGCGGTACATCTCCAGTAAAAGACGAAGGAGGAAACCTAAAATATGAATTACCTTATGTGGCAAAATCTTATTTACAAGAATCAAACCAATTATTTGTAACCAGAATCTTAGGATTGACGGGATACAAACCAAATAAATCATTCGGGATAAAAACTTTAGGTGGATTTCAACCATCAACTTCCACTTGGGAATTAAGTTTAAGTGGTTCAACTACCACAGATATGGACCCAACTCCATTAGCAACGTTTACGGGTGCAACATTTTATGGTGACCTTAGTGGTAAAACATCATTCGAGGGTACATCAATAACTGATTACATTTACTCTAATTTTAGTGCAACAACAGGTAACGATGGTGTGTGGTTTGTAATAGGTCAAATACCTGAATCAGATATTCCTCTTGGAACTGAATTGGTATCTCCATTTACAGGTTCATTATATGCATCGTCAGACTTTAATAAAAACTGGTATAACTTATTTAACAACGGAAGTAATTTAGTTTATTCTTATCTTTTTGTTTGGGATGGTAGTTTAAATAAATTTTCAGTTAAAAGGTACGTATATAATGCTAATTTAGTAAACGACGGAGTGGTCGTTGCTGTTTTAAGATCAAGAGGTCATTATAATAACCTTCAACAATTAGAATTAGAAGTAACTGCTAATACTAACTTTACATTATCATTGAGTCCTGATTTCGACATTACTATGGATCCTTTATCGGAATTTGTAATTAATGTAACGGGAGCCACTCAAGGTGCAAAGACATTTGCGTGTTCTTTTAGCCCATCATCCACCAAATATATTAACAAAGTTTTAGGTACTGGAGTATTTGATAAAGCTTACGCAGATTTCCCACTTTATGTACATGAAATTTACCCTAATTTATTAACCGCAGGTTTTGAAAGAGGTGAAATTAGAGGTATTAGTTTAGATGAAGTTTATAACTTAGAAGGTAATAGATTCTTAACACAATGGGATACTACGTTATCACCAATGGTGGTTTCTGAAGTTAGAGGTGGTAAAGTTGCCGATTTATTCCAATTACAAACTATTTCTGATGGTGAGTCAGCAAACTTTGAAATTAAAATAACAATTCAGAATATTAACCTTGAAACAGGTGACTTTGATGTAGTACTTCGTGATTTTAACGATACTGATGATAATATCGTAGTGTTAGAAAAATTCTCAAGATGTTCAATGAATCCAGATTTACCAGGTTATATCGGTAGAAGAATCGGAACATCTGACGGTGAATATGAGTTACGTTCTAAATTGGTGACATTAGTGTTAGCTGATAATCACCCTGTTGATGCAATTCCTGCTGGATTTAAAGGTTTTACAACTGAAACAAATTTTTCAGGTAGAACACAGGGTAGTATTGTTTTTAAAACAAAATACCACGATGCTGGTGAAGTGATTAAATATAATTCAGATGGTTCTCCAATTATCGAATCAGGAGATAAAATCAGAAAAGTATCTTTAGGTATGTCTTCACAAGTTGGTTATGATAGAGATTTATTAAAGTTCAAAGGAACAACAGCGGATGAATATACACATGGTTTTCACTTATCAACAAACGCATCTACAATCACAGGTGCAACTTTGGATGGATATATGTTCAAAACCACACCTTATGACTTAGAAGGTAACATAAAAGGTAAATTAGATTTAGTATTAAATCGTAAATTTACATTCGCTTTATGTGGTGGATTTGATGGTTGGGACATTTATAGAGGTGTAAGAACATTCGGAGACGGATTTATATTTGGTAAATCTACATACATTAGTGGTAACACTACCAATAATGGTGTTTTCGATACATCCAACGGAAACTCCGACTATTATTCATATTTAGCAGGTATCAACACATTCTCTAATCCTGAGGCGGTAGACATTAACGTGTTTGCAACACCAGGTATTAACTTCTACGACCAAAGTTCATTGGTTAATCAAGCAATTGACATGATTGAAAACGAAAGAGCGGATTCATTATATATAATGAACTCACCTAACGTAACAGGACCAACAGCCGCAGATGAGGTAATTGGTTTCTTAGATGATGCAGCAATTGATTCTAACTATTCTGCAACATATTGGCCTTGGATTCAAGTAAGAGACGTAGATAACGCAACACAACTTTATATCCCACCAACAGGTGAGGTATTGAAAAATATCGCTTTAACCGATAACGTATCATATCCTTGGTTCGCAGTCGCTGGTTATTCAAGAGGTTTAGTAAATGCAATTAAAGCATCTAAAAAATTAACATTAGATGAAAGAGATGAACTTTACAAAGCTAGAATTAATCCAATTGCAACATTCTCTGATACAGGTACTATCATTTGGGGTAATAAAACTTTACAAGTTAAAGAATCTGCTTTAGATAGAATCAACGTAAGAAGATTGTTATTGAGAGCAAGAAAATTGATTTCAGCTGTAGCCGTTAGATTGTTATTTGAACAAAACGATGAACAAGTAAGAAATGAATTTTTAAGATTGGTTAACCCAATTCTTGAATCAATTAAAAAAGAAAGAGGTTTATATGAGTTCCGTGTAACCGTATCAAATGATCCAGAGGACATTGATGCAAACACTTTGAGAGGTAAAATCTACATCAAACCAACTCGTTCTCTTGAATTTATTGACGTTGAGTTCATAATTACACCAACAGGGGCATCATTCGACAATGTATAATCTCTGAAGGTACTATAAAAGAAGGGAGGACTTTAGGTCCTCCTTTTTTATTTAAACACCTTTACAGGTGAAATAGGTATGTTCCACGAGGAACCAATTTTTATAACAATTATACTTTTATATTTCATCCAGAATACTGGAACTAGATATACTAGTATTTATTATTATATTTTATTTAATTAAGTAAAAAGCTTTTTATTTATTCTGGAACTAGATACTGGAGCCTGTAAAAAACTAAGGAAAATAATTGATAAAATCAAGTCCTTTTGAATAATAAACGAAAAAAAAATTATTTTGATTTAGGATATATTTATAAGAAAGTAAAAATAACAAAAAAAACTTAACAAATACAACATGGCAGATTTATTAATGAAAATGCCGGCTCCATATGAGCCGAAAAGGGTTAACCGATTTATCGTTAGATTCGACTCATCTTTGGGTATCAACGAATGGTTCGTAACTTCAGCAGCTAGACCTAGTGCAAAAATAAACTCAGTTGCAATTCCTTTCTTGAATACCTCAACCTATGTTGCAGGAAGATTTGAGTGGAATGAGATTAGAATAACATTTAAAGACCCAATTGGTCCTTCAGCATCTCAAGCATTGATGGAGTGGTTCCGTTTACACGCAGAATCAGTTACAGGTAGAATGGGATACGCAGCTGGATATAAGAAAAACGTAGATTTAGAAATGTTAGACCCAACAGGTGTTGTGGTTGAAAAATGGAAATTAGAAGGATGTTTTATTACTGATTTGAACTTCAATGAACTTGACTATTCAAGAGATGATTTAGCTTCAATCACGACTTCTTTAAGAATGGATAGATGTATCCAAATTTACTAATAATAAAATAATCTGTCATATAAAGAAAGGTGTTATTCATATAACACCTTTTTTATTTTATAAACTTTACTTTACAATAGTTATTAGTTAAATTTAGAGTATGGAACAATTAAGAATAGACCCCTCAATCGCATACGACGTTGTTGAACTACCAAGTAAAGGTATTCACTACGCAAATAAGAAGAAATCATTACGAGTTGCGTATCTTACCGCATCCGATGAAAACATATTAGCTGCACCAAGTTTGGTGTCAACAAACAGTGTTGTTACAGAATTACTTAAAAGAAAAATTTTAGATAGGGACATCTCAATAGATGAGATTGTTGAGGAAGATAAACAAGCAATATTAATATTCTTAAGAAATACGGCCTTTGGTTCGGATTATAAAATTACAGCAATTGACCCTAAAACAGAACAACAATTTACGTTCGATGTTGACCTTTCTTTACTTAAAGTGAAAGACTTTAATTTAAAAGAAGATACTAACGGTGAATATGTTTATTTCATGGAAAGGTCTAAAAAAGAAGTGACCTTTAAATTTTTAACACAAAAACAAGAAAACGAAATAAAGGACATCGAAAAAAGTTGGGTAGGATTAGGTATAGCACCAATCATCACAAAACAACTTGAGATGATGATTCAATCAGTTGGTGGTGTTAGAGATAATATGTCAATTAGAGATTTTGTTGAAAATTTACCAATTAAAGATTCACAAGATTTTAAGAAATACGTTAGAGAAAATAAACCTGGTCTTGATTTGACCCAAACAGCAACCACCCCGTCAGGAGACAAAATCCAAGTTGAAATTGGGTTCGGGGTTGAGTTTTTTCGTCCTTTCTACGGATTATAAAAAAGGACAATTAGACGAATTTTTATTCCTAATTAAAAGAGGTTTCACATATGGTGATATTCTCACAATGCCTGTATGGGAAAGACGTTACTATGTCAACTATTTAATAGAATTAGAAAACAAGAAATAATCTATTTATAGTTATGGCAGCACCTAGTGATGATTTAGTAAAACGAACCGCAATCCAATATGGAAATGAAGGAAAAAGTGTATCCCAATTAGATGATTGGTTGAGAACTAATAATGCAACACCATCTCAAAGTTTTAGTGCTGGAGTTGAATATAATAAAGCCGTTGCCACTAGAGCGGCATCTGCGGGTTCTAGAAGAACATCATCATCAAGTTCATCATCAAATGTTGTAGGTAATATATCTCAAGGACTTCAAGGTGCTTTAGATGTTTTTAAATCAAATTCCGCATATGGTAATGTTAGTAAAGATAAAGAAGAATACAATATATCAAGTGTTTTAGAAACCATATCTAAAAACGGTTTATCTGTTAACACATTAATGAATGGGTCGAAAGATATTATCCAACAAATATCAAATCAATTAGCAATTGAATCACAATTAAGAACCGATATTAATGAAAAAACGGGTCTTGCGGGTGATTTATCAAAGGACGTTAGAGAACAAATGGTTCAATCAACAAGTTTGGCTATGAGATTTGGTTATGGTATCGATGATATAACAGGTGCATATCAGAATTTAATAGAGGAAAGTGGTAGATTTAATGTGATTAACCAAACAACATTAGAGGGTGCATTAGGTGTTTCTAGAGCGTTTATTGGTGATTTTAAAGAGGTTGGTAAAGTCTATAACGAGTTTGAGAAAGTTGGTTTTGGTGCTAGAAGTGCAATCGAAGCAATTGATAAAGCTGGTAGAGAATCACAAGGAATTGGATTAAGGGGTAAAACCACAGTTAAAGACATACGAGATAATATTGAAAAATTAAATCAATATGGTTTTCAAAAGGGTATTGATGGTTTAGCTCAAATGTCAAGAAAGGCCGCTGAATTTAGAATGAGTATGGGTGAAGCTTTTAAGGTTGCAGAAAGTGTTATGGACCCCGATAAGGCAATTGAATTATCAGCAAATTTACAAGTTTTAGGTGGTGCTATTGGAGATTTTAATGACCCATTAAAATTGATGTACATGGCCACAAATAACGTCGAGGGTTTACAAGACGCATTAATTGAGGCGGCAGGTAGTTTAGCAGTTTATAATAGTGAACAAGGTAGATTTGAAATTACAGGTGTTAACCTAAGAAGAGCCCAAGCGATGGCTAAAGAATTAGGTGTTGATTATAAAGAACTCACAAGAGGTGCAATTGCATCACAAGAAAGATTAGCTGCGAGTAGTGATTTAATGGCTAAAGGATTTGATATGAATGAAAAGGACAAAGAATTCCTTATTAACATGTCAAGAATGGACGGTGGTAGAATGGTTATCGACGTACCAAAAAGTTTACAAGAAAGTTTAGGTATAAAAGATACTCGAGTGGCATTAACGGATTTAACGGATACACAAGCACAAGCATTAAAGAAATATGGAGAAGACATGAGTAATATGTCTTCAGAAGAGGTTGCTAGAGACCAATTCGAATCAATCACCAATATCCAAAGAGATGTTAACGCAATGGTTACCATGGCGAGAATTAGAATTACAGGTGGAATTAAGGGAAAAGATGGTTTGGATATTGATAATATAACTGCGGGTCTAAAAGAACAGGTTACAAGATACACAAATGAAATTCAAAGCGGAACAAATGGTCCTGTCTTAGAGGGAATGAAAACTCAGATTCAAGGGGTAATTGATTTGGTTAAATCAACAAACGCTGGAGGGGCGGCTCTTGAAGCGATAAAAAGTTTAGAAACAAAATTACAAACGGCTTCCGGTGCAAATAACCCTAATAACACTACCGCACCAACCACACCTTTACAACCTAAAGAAATTAATCTTAATATGAAAGTGTCCGCTTCACAAGCAATTACGGATGTGGCGTCTCAAGCGTTTTTGCAAAATAAAGATGTTTGGTCGGATATTTTAAAAAGACAGGAAAAGGATTACTTGTCATTATAAGTGGATGATAAAGTTTTTACCTAATAATCTATTTATAATAAAAGAATAACTAATGCCAAGTTACTTAAATTTCGACTCAACAAAATCTGAAAGGGACAAACTTTTAGCTAAGAATCTTAAGAATCCTAGCGGAGGACCCCAATTGTTTACGCAAAGTAGTTATTCGGTGTCATCTCAGAATGAATTCTCGGTAAAGAATTCACCACCCGTTGATAGTAATAGAAAAAATGATTTAAGTCAACCAACAAATCTTAATGTTTTTAAACCTGAAAATTTTGATATTTTTGAGACATTAGATACCTCAATTAGAAGAGCAAATTTAGAATTATACCCATATTTTAACACCAATTTAAATCACACCTTTGTTAGTTTGTTTACGAATACTAATAATGCTGGTGATTCTGAATTAATAAAGTTCGCGTCAAATCATATGAGGTCTAGTAATGGACCCGTGTTATCTAGAATTAGACAAAATCTAATAAAGGTAACCGATGGTAGAATGAGAATTAGTGAGGCGTTAAGTGGTGATATAAGTACAATATCAGATATTGCTACGGGTAAACAACCCTTTATTTTACCTAACTATAAAATAACAGTTGCAAAAACCTTACCGGGAAAAGCGATTGATTTTGTACAAACAATTGCAGGAATAACTTTTCCGTTTTCAGAAATACCTGGAGATTACCTATCTGACCCTGAAAACCCAACACCAAATTTTAGACCACAGGTAAAAACTGAAGTTGGTAAATTGTGGCAAGATGTTACAGGTGCGTTAGGTTCATTATTAGGTATTCAAAGAAGGCCAAAATTATCAAGAAAACCATCTGATTTATTAATTGAATATATGGGTGAGGGTCAAAAACAAACCCTATATAGAAATTTATCATTTTCAAAATACGCTCCCGATTACACAACAAGTGCGAGGTCACAAAATTCATCCAAGATTTTCGCGTTTGCAGATAACTTCGCAGAAGGTGTAAAAAATATATTAGGATTGGAAGCACCAAGAGGTGTTGCATATATTGGTGATGATAGAGGTACAGACGTTCAATTTGCTATGTCAGATTTCAACGGTAGACCCGTTAGAAGTAGTTATTATTTGAGTTTAATGTTTGACCCTGTTGCCGCGGAATTGTTCCATAGAGACGTTAATATTAACGAAGGAGGACCAATCAGTGGTAACCTTACATGGATTAGTAAAAATTCACAAAACAAGTTAGGTCTTGAGAATATGGAGTATGGTGAAGAGTCTTCTAATTTAGAAAAATCTTTATCTACAAAATATGGTTTCAGGGAAGATTCAATATTAGGAGAAACACAAAAAATATTAAATTCTTTACCGTCTGACGGTTCAGGGTTATCACACGTTGCAAATATTATCGACCAAACAAGTAGAGCATTTAAAGATGGTGACATCTTAATGTCAAGAGGTTCGGCAGTTAAATATGTAGATAGAGCAACAGGAGAAGAAAGCGGTGCAGAATTTTGTAGAGTATGGACTAAAGATAGACCATATTTTAACTTCTCTGACACAATGAAAAGAACTGCAAACATTAGAAAGTTTGACGATAGTGTAATGGGAGGTACAAGTAGACCTTGGAACATTAACATGGGACCAATGTCTAATGGTAATAAATCTTTCGAAGGATCATCAAATATTTTTGACAAATATAAATTTGGACAAGATTATAACGGTAAAAGTTTTTATGCGAAAAAATACATGTTCTCAATTGAAAATCTTGCATGGAAAACATCGACAAGACCAGGTTTTACTGTTTTAGATTTACCATATTGTGAAAGAGGACCAAACGGAGGTCGTGTTATGTGGTTCCCACCATATGATTTAAAAGTATCAGAACAAAATAGTGCGAAATGGGAAGAGAATACTTTTTTAGGTAGACCGGAACCAATTTATACGTACAACAACACATCAAGAAGTGGACAAATTTCATTTAAAGTTGTTGTCGATCACCCAAGTATTTTGAATTTATTAGTTAGAGAACATTTTAAAGATAAATCAGATAAGGATGCTGATGAATATATCAATGCATTTTTTGCGGGTTGTGTTGATGTTGATTTTTATGATTTAATTAGAAGGTATACAACATTAGATGCTGATGATGTTAATTTAATTATTAAATTTTTAAATTCGGGTAAAAATCCAGATGAAATACAAAAATATAAATCTGTTTTTACTCCACCGACAAGAACTAGTTCAACTACATTACCTATTGACCCGAACGCTGAGACTATTAAATTAGATATTAATTTAAAGTTTTTAAACGATAAACCAGAAATCTCAAACAAGAAAGATTTTATATCTAACGAATCATATAAAGATTTATATGATAATGTTATTAATAGTTCAGGAAGAACCGTTACTGAATTAACAAGTGAGTTAACTAAATTACTAGACCCAACAAATACAACATATAATAAAACAAAATATAATAAAGATAGAAAACTTTTATATAACTCAGACCATCCGACTGGCGATATTACAGAAAATGTTAATAAAAAAGTTACAGATTTAACAACTGTAATTACAAATGCCGTAACAGGTTACACAGATTTTAACACAAAATTAGAAACACTTAAAAATGATATAAAAGAAAAAACTTGTGGAGATGTTACAATAAACATCCTATCAAGTTGCTCTGCAGCTGCGGATAATAAATATAACTTTAAACTTTCAATTAGAAGATCACACGCAATAATTAAAAATATTTTATCTAAAGTTGCTAATGATGGTGCAAAATATGGATCAAGAGACTGGTGGTCATTCACAGATTTACCTGTTGATTCTTCCAAAGAAAAATATGAAATTAAAAAAGAATTTTCATATAAGGACGATTTAGGTTTTGAAAGAGAAGGTAAACTTATCATTATTAGTAAAAATGCGGGTGAAGAGGTTATTAACGAAAATAACCAAAATTGTCACAAAGAAGAATTTGTGAGTGAAGTTTTTAGAAAACATTCACCAGTTGCATTTGGTTGTAGACAATCATATGTTAGAATGGAGTATCAAAAAACTCCTAAAAAAGAAGACGTATTACCAATAGAAAATATATCGCCTGGAGAAGAAATACCAAAAAGTAGATTAATACCAGGAGAAAAAGTACCAATACCAAGTGATTATAAAAAACCAACAATTGATGTAATGAAAAGAATTATCATGAAGACATTGTCTGAGTGTTATTATTTCAAAACAGTTGAGGAAAACACACCATTGGTATTCAAGTCGTTAGTTGAAAAGTTAAAATATTTTCATCCAGGTTTTCACTCAACAACACCTGAGGGATTAAACGCACGTTTAACTTTCTTACAACAATGTGTAAGACCGGGAGACACCATTCCTATTAAAGGAATTTCAGATGATAGTGATTTAAATGCGAGAAATACGACATTTGGACCACCACCAATTTGTGTTCTTAGGGTCGGTGATTTCTATCACTCTAAAATTGTGATAAGAGATGTCAATATTACATTTGAGGACTCTACGTGGGATTTAAACCCCGAAGGAATTGGAGTTCAACCGATGATTGCTAACGTATCATTACAAATTAACTTTATTGGTGGACAAGGATTAAAAGAACCAATATCAAGATTACAAAATGCGTTATCATCTAATTTCTATGCAAATACGGAAATGTATGATGAGAGATCTGAATCCACAAATGAAAAAATAGGGGGTGTAGATGCCGCAGTTTTTACTAAGGATTTTTTAGAAGAAATAAACGCAAACGGAAAACGATTAAATGAAGTTCCTGATGATATAAATGGTAAAGGTATTAAAGAAGGAAGCTACATTGGTGAATATGTTAAAACAGATAGCACAAGTACAATTGAATATAAAACATTAATAACAAATATTTTTGACAAGGTAAAAGATTATTTTGATACCTACCAAAAAACATACAACATAATAGTAAAAGAATACGGAACCAAAATGGCGAGCGTATACTTCTCACCAAATTATAGGAGTGTTAAAGATTTAACTGTTCAAACAAGTGAATCAAATACAGAAAATGTTGAATTATTAGGGGCCTATCCGTCAGGAAAAGAAATTGCGGTGTTAATGAGAGGTTTTAAAGCTGCGTTAGATTCAAAAGTGGAAACTTCAGACTTTGTTAGTATTTTAAATTTTAATGGAATTTTACCAAACTCAATTGAAGCAAACGCAAATAAGTTATTAAAAAAGAAATTTAAAGAAATTTTAATTGAGGGAGATAATTCATTGGTTGGTAAGATGTTAAGTAATTCATCAATCAAAACACTTGAAGATACAAGAAATGAAATAATCACATTAATAGATAAAGCAAACTACATTGTAAAATATAAAGAGGATGGATCAATTAGTGGTAGTACAGCATCAAGTGCATTATTTACGTTACCAGGAATCACAAGTAGTACAGAATTTTATGGTAAGTATTCTGATGTAATTTCTTACATTAAGAAACACCATAAAGATTTTACTGAAGATTTAGATTTATCAATAAACTTTAATAGTTCATCTATTAGTGAGGGCAACTTTGAAGAGGTGTTAAGTATTGTTATGAAAGACCCAATATTAATTGGTGATGTTATAGACGTGTTTGGAACCGAAGTTGACACTTCGAAGATGGAGAAAAAACTTAAAAAGTTTGCAACTCAACCAGAAGAAAAGAAATTCAAGGCACATAAAGAAGCAAAAATTAAAACCTCATTAGAGGAGGTTATTTATGATATACAAACAACAGATACAATTACTGACACATCAAAGAAAGGTGAATTAGAAAAAATATTTAAAAATAAAAATAAAGTAGGTTCTACATTAAATTACTATAAACCATGAGTAGGGATTATTTTGACAGGTATCAGTTTTTCATAGAAGAAGGAAATTTTAAAATTGTCCCTGGTATAGAATTGCCGATTAAGGGAACTGACAAATATCTTAATTACAAAAAAGGTAAAACCAGATTGGATAAAGTTTCACAAGACTACTATGGTACACCTGTTTTTGGATGGTTAATTTTACAAGCAAATCCACAATCAAGTAGTATAGAATTTGAGATTCCCGATAATTTCTTATTAAGAGTCCCGTTTCCCCTAACAAGCTCTTTACAAGATTATAAAAGAGGTGTAGAATTGTATAACTTATATTATGGGGAGTAACAGAGAAAAGCATAGTGAGGATATTTTAGTGAAGGTCGATCAGAATAATCTGATGTACATCGACCCTAATAGTGTTATAAGTAAAAAGGGAGAAATTTTACCTAGAGGTATAGACCAAGAAAACTTAGTAATGTATGTAAATCTCGAAGCAGATTTAATACCAAGGTCAACATTACTAGCCACTAACGATAAAAATACCATGACAGAAATTGTAAAGGGAACTTTAAATTTTATGTCAAACAATGGTAAGGATTTTGATTCAACTTGGACAAACTCATATAACGGTACCGACACCCCGAGTAAATTTGATAGTGAAGGTAACCCAACAGAATTTAAAGTTACAGACACAAATTTTGATGCATCGGCACAATCATTTGGTATCCAAAGTATTAATATAACGGTAAAAGGATCGAACTTTGTACCACAAGTACAAATAAACTTTGTTGACGTTAGAGGTAAAACATTATTTGAATCACCAGAAAATTCACCATATAAAGCATTCTTTCATATTCCTTGGCCAATATTTTATTTAACCGTTAAAGGTTATTACGGTAAGGCGATAAAATATAGATTACACTTAGTTAAATTCAGTAGTAAATTTAATCCTGCAAATGGTAATTTTGAAGTTACAACAACTTTTGTAGGATCAACGTATGCTTACATGAGTGACATACCTTTAAAGGCGGCATTATATGCACCATTTATGTTTGGTATTGAAAGTGTCGACACTCCCCAATTTAATGAAGGAAGTCAAAGTTATATACAAAAGGTTTCCAAGTCATCAAGAGGGTATGCATTATTAAATTCGGTTTATTCCGAATACAAGAGAAAAAATTTAATACCAAAAGACTTCCCAACTAAAACACTAAAAGAAGTTGGAATTATTGCAAAATCATTAGATAAACTTTTAGAAAAAGAAATATTTGATGAGGTTGTAGATATGAAACTTTTTGCGGCCTTAAAAGAATTTGGTGATAGAATCACATCTTTTGAGAACGACATTAAATCTTGGGCAAAAAGAACATTGAGTCAAACACCCATTCCTAAAAATGATATTCTTTATTTTGAACTATCATCGGTGAATAAATCTGAAATGACAAATATCACTGGTAGTACATCAACAACAACCTTAGAAAAATTAATTAACAATAATAAAATTAAGGTTAAAGAGAGTCAATTATTAACTTTAAACGTAACCAATAAAACAGGAACCAATTTTAATTCTCAAACTATTTTATCGAGAAATGTGGAGGAGGTAGGAAACTACTATATAATAGAAAACGGTGGTAAAGTATTGGTTGCAATAAATAAATTAATTGACGACATCGGAGGTATACGTACAACATTTAATCAACAAAAACAGAAATTACAGGATTTTGTTGAACAAAAAATGAATACCATCGTTAAAAGAAATGGACCTGGTACTTTAGGTTTTGAACCAACGGTTAGAAATGTTTTTGCAATTATATTAGCCAATGCTGAAGTGTACATCAGATTAATGAAAGATATACACCAACGTGCAATCGATGTTGGACAAGAAAGAAAAGACGTAATAAAAAATTTTAGTAAAGAAAGTAAAGGAGACTCAATTTATCCTTGGCCCGAAATAAAAAAACCTTTCTCCAACGGAAAACAAAATATAATTGCGTATCCTGCCGACGCTGAATTAGTTAGTAAATTACAATCTAACAATCCTGTCTTGTGGCCTGAAGTTGACTTTATAGAAAACTATATTGGAATTACTACAAATCGATATGACCCATTAGGTAATAAAGAACAAGGTGCAAATAACATCTCATATATTTTTGAAGGAAGTGATTTTGACGAAACAAAAATAAAACCAATTAGTACATTATTGAATGTTAACGGTTCATTTCCATATACAGATAAAACTCACACCGCTTTGTTATATGAAATATGGGAAAGGTCAAAATATGCAACATTAATCGATTCATTTAATACATCAACAGTACAAGAATTGGCACTTAATGAATTTGGAAACATTTACCAATGTATTCAAGACGACGATGATTTATTAGGGGTACTTTATAATAACGTTAATTCAGATATAGATTTGGAAACGTTATTACCGGGACTATCTGTTTTTGATAGATACCCATATAAAAAGGATAATTTACCAACTACACCATCGATTGTTGACGTGTTTGATTTTCCATTCTCAATAAAGCAATATACAAATTTAAATAAAGCGACTTCGGTTGCGGATAATTACACAGGTTTAACTGAAAATTTAATATCATATTCGGGACCCGAATATAGAACAAACGTTTATCCATTTAACACACCAACATATCTATCCTATATTAATAAAACTAATTTTGATACCGATGAGTTAAAACCAAATGGTACTCTTAGTTTAAACTTAAGTGAAGGTTTTATATGTTCACCAATTGATGGAAAGGCATGGGTTAAGAGTATATATACCGAAAACTTATTTGGTCAATATTTTAAAATATCAAATAGTAAAACGGAGACATCAACAAGTATTTTAAACACACCTTATTTTCATAAACAACTACATGATGATTTCATTAAGAGTAGTCCATATGGTAAATTTGCAACATCCGCTTACCTACTTTTAAACTCGTTACCATTTAAAGACTTAAATGATGAAATCGAATTTAATGGTAATAAGACAAGAATGTCTACCATGTTTAGAGAAGTTGGAGCAACACACTTTATTCCATATTATTTAATATTAAAATGGGGTTCCATATATCACAGATATAAAACATATATTAACGTCGAAAATATTGGTTTTAATGATATTTTAAGTGGAGCAACTACACCAATTGACACTCAATTATTTTTTGGTGTGTCCGGAGAAACCTCAACACCGATAACCACATTTACATATACTGATGAATCGTCATCACCTGTGACTATAAATTACAGTGACAGTGTGGGGGTACATCCATTTTATGACGCGTTATATCACCAAATTGTAAAAGGAACTAACCACTATGTTGTTAGCGGGGGTACAACCGCATTTCAAGATAGTATTGATGAAAAAGTTATTAGAATAAGTAAAAGAAATATTTTTAACAAAACTAATTTTGTAACTCAATTTGTTGATAACTCACAATTTGCAGGAAACGGTTCGGATTCAACATACACAATATTACCATGTGATGGTGGAAATATATATAGTGGTAAGAAAGTTGAAACGTTCAACAAGGAGACCGCAAGAGTTTTAGGTACAATTGCTGGATCAGCAGATATAACAGGAAATAATATTGCAACTGAAGAACAATTAAATTTTAGAGTTATTTGGTCTGACGATACAATTAATAACGACTACAGTGGTGTGACGTTACCATCGTATGAAGAATATTTCTCAACAACGGGTAACACATACGAAACAGGAAACTATAAAAAAGTATTAGATTTAATTGCAACTTTCAGTCCAATTTTATTAGATGAATTTGAAAATATATTTTTAAATTTTGCAAGTGAGAGATTAGTGGAGGAGTTACCATATAAAACATTCGATAAGGTAAAATATTATAAATTTCAAGATTTATTAGAAAGTATTCTAACGGTTGAAAAAAAGGCAGGAGACGACTCTCTACCAATTACAGAGGTTATTAAAAGTATTAAAGAAAGACAAGTTGAAAAATTAAAACAAGTAAGTAATGATTTATTGGTAAATGATTCTTTATTAAAGGTAACACTTGGTAATCCAAAAGAAATTAATCCACATGTTTTGGACGGTTTTTGTGAAATTAGTACAGATAACACATTTAGTTATAATCGTTATTATATTAACGAATCATTAGGTAATCAAGGAGATATTAATAGAGATTATTTAAATCTTTATTTAGGTCCAAACAAATTAACTGATGTTGAAAAGGTCTTATCTGACCCAATCACAGGACTTTCATTTTACGAACAATTCTTTATTGTTAATGATGTTGAATTTAAACCCGAAAACATTTTACAATTCAGACCAATCATTCAACTTTATGCGGGATGGGCAAATAGTGGATACACCGCAAACACTGGATTTACCCCAACATCGAATGATTTTAAATCATTTTTAAGATTATCAATATTTGATGGTAACGATGGTTCAAAAAAGAGACAAACTGATTTTTTACAAAAATTAATACCGTTGTTTGATTATTTAAAAACAAAACAAAGGGTCGGAGGAATAAAATTAGATAATGGTTATAATAACGAATTATTAAAACTTGAGATATATAATCACTTTAAATCATTTAATGACAAATGGGTTGCGGGTAATTCTATTGGGCAAAGAACATTATTAGAGGAGTTTTTATTTTTAGATAAAGCCAATAGAGATATTGGAGATAAGGTTTTCTTGAATTTAGATAAATTAATTGACATCACCGATGAAAAGAATGGAAAACTAAATTTATATGGAGCGTTAGGAGCATTGATTGCGGGAACAGGATTTGACATGAGAGCCCTACCGGCTTATGTTAATTTCTATGGAACCAACTTTTCAAATAAAACCAAAATTACACCATCTAAAACTGTTGCAAAAAATTTATTTGGAACATTCTTAGAAGTTGATTACCAAGAGTCCGCACCAAAAATTGTGGTACAATATGTCGACGGACCCGTTTCTAAACGACCGGCGGACATGGGAGAAAAATATAAATTCCAAGATGATAGTTTTAATATCGGTAACGTAAATAATAATTCATTAATTATTACAACGCCCGATGTATTCAATACTGAGAATTTATCGAAATCAAATAAAGTGGTTGCGTTTGAAGTTAGTGTTGGTGACCAAAACCAAAGTATCTTTAAGAGTATACAATTGGACCAAGCAACACTTAAAAACACATCAGAATCATTTGTGGTTTTAGAAAACTTAGCAAGATCTGAATCGGGAGCAGGAACATATAATGTAGACATTGGTTTATTTGATTACTATAGACAAGCGTCATATAGTTGTGAGGTAACATGTATGGGTAATGTAATGATACAACCAACAATGTTCTTTTATTTAAAAAATATACCAATGTTTAAGGGTTCATATTGGATTACTGAGGTGAGTCATCAAATTAGAGGTACAGGTATCGAAACGACTTTTAAAGGAACTAGACTTCCATCAATATCGTTACCCGACCCTAAAGATTCGTTCGTATCAAGTTATAGAACCCTGTTTGATAAAATCATGAATAAAGCGGTGGTTAAGATAAACGAATTAAACAAAAGCACCACAACAAGTGAAATTGTAATCACTGCACAAGGAAGTTTCGTAATTGATAAAGGTGAGAAAAAAATCAATGGAGAGGAATTAATAAAAGAATCAAACGTTGATGAATTTGGTATCCCATACAATGGAGCAGAAAATGAAAAATATATCCAAAAGGTTAAATTTGGAAATAAAGAATGGTATAGGGCGGTTGCAATTGAAATGGGAAGTGAAAAATACCCAATACCGGCTGACACAACTATGTCAATCGTTAATTTAGAAGGAACTTTAAAACATATTAAATGGTCGGGAATTAAGGATAATGGTCAGAAATACTACTCAACCAAATTTATACCGTCATCTACACCTGCTAAATTATTACTTTCTAATCAGACCCAAACGGTGTTTTTAAATCCTGAAAAACCTAGCGATGAAATAACATTAGACCACTATGTAAACCAAGTATTAGAGAACGATGTGGTAAAATATGACCAATCAACATTCCAAGGTCCAATTAATATAGGACCAAATGTTATAGGTTATGGTATCGGATTATCCAAGAAACTGATGGATGATTTAAAAGTTTTTCCAGGTGGAGTCCTTTATTTCCGAATAAAAAAGAAATAATAACAATATTGGGATATTTATACTTATAACATTAATAATATGGAGAACAATAAAATGAACAACAGTATTAATCAATTCTTAAATCCAAAACAAGTTAAGACCGTATCTGACGATGGAATGGAGAGAGAAGAATGTGATTTAGTAACAGGAGAATGTTACACAATTAGAGAAAAAGACGGAATCGTTGAAAGAATAAATAAAAGGTACATCACAAATGATGGTAGACAATTATTACAAGACTAAAGCTATGTTAGAACAAAAATTATTAGAAGAACTTAATCGTCACAGAGCAATTAACAAATATGCTAAGAAAATGATTATGGAACAGGATGCACCTCCAGCACCACCAACAGATGATGCTGCAATGCCACCGGCTGACGACTCAGCATTACCTCCAATGGATGATACCACGACTCCTCCGGCTGATGATGCATCGGTACCACCACCACCAACTGATGATTTAGATGGGGATATGGGTGGAGACACTGAAGAAATTGATATTACAGATTTAGTTAATATGACTAAAAGTATTAAAAAGGATATTGATGACAATAAAAATGACAACAGTAATGTGATTGGACAAATGGATTCTGTTTTCAGTAAGTTAGGTGATTTGGAACAAAAATTATCTAGCATGGATTCAGTGATTGCAAAAATTGACGAGTTGGGTACTAAAATACAAAACATGAAAGAACCAACCGCTCAAGAAAGACTTGAAATGCGTTCATTGGATTCTTATCCGTTCAATCAAAACCCACAACAATTCTTCGCCGCAAAACAAGGTGAAATGAGACAAAGTGGTAAAAATGAATATGTATTAACAAAACAAGACGTACAAGATTATTCAGCCGATACTGTAAAAACTTCATTTAATCCTGAAAACCAACAAGATGAATATCGCTACTAATGTAAATTTTTTATTGGGATTACAAATGCAGATGAGAATTAATCATTGGCAAACAAAAGGTTTTGCTAGACACAATGCTTTTGGAGGATTTTACGAAGTTTTGGATGGTTTAATTGATACCTTTATTGAAGCTTCAATGGGAAAATATGGAAGATTCACATTAGATGATGAAACCAAAACAATACAATTAAATAACTTATCAGATATAGATATGAAAGGATTAATCACAACTGTTAGGAGTGCATTCGTACAAATGGAATTAGACCCTACAGATACTGATTTATTGAATATTCGTGACGAAATGTTAGGTGAATTAAATAAATTAAGTTATTTATTAACTTTAGAATAAAATAATTAAGAAAAATGATTTCAGGTTCATTCGCAACAACAGGTTCAACACAAACAAGAACTAGTTTATCATACATAAATGAATTAGTTACGGGTGCAACAGCACACGGTCGTTATTATATAGTGGTTCCAAATCAATATATGGATGACAGTATGGCCAATGTATTAAGAAGTACATATGGATACAAAGTACAAGCTAAAAACAGTTCAATGGGTACTTCCGACGATTATACAATATCATGGGGATTACCAATACCAACTGCAACGCCTACATCAACAGCATATCCAACATCCACACCAACCAATACTCCAAATCCAACACCTAACCCGACTGAAACTAATAATCCTACCGCAACTCCAAGTAGTACACCAGCACCAACGGCAAGTCCTACACCAAGTAGTACTCCGGCGCCAACTCCAAGCAGTACACCAGCACCAACGGCAAGTCCTACACCAAGTGGTACTCCGTCACCGAGTCCTACCGCAACGTAACAAATTAAAAATATTTTAAAAATAATTTAACCTGGATTTTATAATTCGGGTTTTTTTATGTATCTTTTTTTATAACTGAATTTATAATTAAAATTTAAAAATTATGTCAACATTTGATGCAGTACTAGCACAGTACGAGAAAAGCAAAAACGCCACAAGTGGCAATGCAAACAAATTTAACCAAGAAGACAGAATGAAGAAATACTTCACAACTGTACTTCTTAAAGGTTCTAAGGGTGAAGAGAGAAGAATTCGTATTCTTCCTACCCAAGATGGTTCCTCACCATTTAAAGAGGTGTATTTCCACGAAATTCAAGTAGGTGGAAAATGGGTAAAACTTTTTGACCCAAAACAAGAAGGAAAACGTTCACCATTGAACGAAGTTAAAGAAGGTTTAGAGATGACTGGTGTTGACTCTGACCGTGAATTAGCTCGTCAATATCGTTCACGTAAATTCTATATTGTTAAAGTTATCGACCGTGACCACGAACAAGATGGTCCCAAATTTTGGAGATTTAAGCACAACGCAAAACAAGATGGTATCTTAGATAAAATCTTCCCAATCTTCCAAAAGAAAGGTGACATCAGTAATCCTGAAAATGGACGTGATTTAACCTTGTTCTTAACCCTAACTAAATCGGGTACAGGTAAAGAGTACACAACAATTAATTCTATTATCCCTGAAGACTCCTCACCTCTTAATACAGATGAGGCGGTTGCAAAAGTATGGTTAGGTGATGAACTAACATGGTCTGATGTATATTCCAAAAAACCTGAAGAATATCTTGAAATGGTTGCAAGAGGTGAAGAACCACGTTGGGATAATGATTCTAAGAAGTGGGTTTCAAATGCACAAGGTGAAGAAGTATTATCGGCGCCAAAAACGGCAACTCCTGTGGTTGACCCACAAGAAGAAGACGATACGGATTCGGATTTACCATTCTAATTAATTCATAATATGTTCCCGACACTAATGTCGGGAACATCTTTTAAAAACAACAACATGGCAGGAATTAAAAAAACAGATTTCTCGGCGATTAAGAAGAAATTCTCAAAAGAGGCCGAATATAAACCAGACCGTTTCTTCGATTTGGGAGATGCTTTCTTGGATGCAACGGGTATACCTGGACCTGCAATGGGACACATCAATATGTTATTAGGACATAGTGATACGGGTAAAACAACCGCACTTGTAAAGTCAGCAGTAGACGCACAAAAGAAAAACATTGTTCCTGTGTTTATTATCACAGAACAAAAATGGAGTTGGGACCACGCAGAATTAATGGGTTTTGATAGAAATGGAGATTATCTTTTCAATAGTGATTTTGAATATATCGAACAAATTACAGAATATATCAATGAATTGTTAGATGCACAAGAAAAGGGAGATATACCTCACGATTTATTAATCCTTTGGGATTCGGTAGGTTCGGTTCCATGTAAGATGACTTACGACGGTAAAGGTGGTAAACAACACAATGCATCGGTATTAGCTGACAAAATTGGAATGGGTATCAACCAACGTATCTCAGGGTCAAGAAGGACAGATAAACCTTATACAAACACATTAATCATCGTTAATCAACCTTGGGTAGAATTACCTGACAATCCTTTTGGACAACCAAAGATTAAAGCAAAAGGTGGAGAAGCAATTTGGTTAAACTCAAGTATTGTATTCTTATTTGGTAATCAAAAAGGAGCGGGTACAACTAAAATTTCAATCACTAAAGATAAGAGAAAAGTTAAAATTGCAACAAGAACAAAAATCTCTATCATGAAGAACCATATCAATGGTTTGGGATATGAAGATGGACGTATCTTGGTTACATCACACGGATTTATGAGTGGAAGAGAAGAAGGTGAAGAAAAGAAATCTCTTGAAGAATACAAAAAAGAGTGTGGTGAATACATCAGTAAGATGTTAGGTGTTAATGTTACAGACATCGAAGACGTAGAAGTTGTAACAGAAGAAAGTGACCTATAATATAAATGAATAAATGTCTGTTTTATTAGTTGATGGAGATAATCTACTTACAATTGGTTTCTATGGTCTTAAGAATCACTTCTATAAAGGAAAGCACTTTGGAGCATTGTATCATTTTATTAATACTCTTAGGAGATCGTTTGAGATATACCATTTAGACAAGATTGTCGTATTTTGGGACGGAGAAAACGGACACCAACCAAGAAAACAGATATATCATTTATATAAAGAAAATAGACGGTCTCGTTTAAGAACCGACGAAGAAATCAATTCGTACAATACCCAAAGACAAAGAGTCAAACAATACTTAGAAGAATTATTTGTAAGACAAGGAGAGTATCCATTGTGTGAAACGGACGACAGTATCGCATATTACACGCAAAATTCACCAAACGAAAACAAAATCGTTTACTCGAGTGACGGAGACCTAACTCAACTTGTTTCTGAAAAAACACAAATTTACAACCCTTCACATCAGAAACTTTATAAGGTAAATGATACCATAGTTTATAGTCATGAAAACATTTTAATTGAAAACGTTAAATTGGTTAAGATGCTATGTGGTGACCCATCTGATAATATATCTGGAATCAAAAATATGGGGATAAAGAGACTTATTTCCATGTTCCCTGAGGTTAAGGATAGAAAGGTAACCTTAGAAGAAATCAGAGAAAAAACAAACCTTTTATTTGAAGATGACAAACACAATTGGTTACTTAGGAATTTACTAACAGGTGTAACCAAACATGGTGTTTTTGGGGAGGAGTTTTACGAAATCAATAACAGAATTGTAAGTCTTGATGAACCCTTATTAACAGATGAAGCAAAAGAAAATATAATTGCATTAATCAATGAAAATTTAGACCCCGAAGGACGGTCATATAAAAATACTATGAAAATGATGATGGAAGACGGACTCTTCCAAGTATTACCAAAATCAGACGATGCTTGGACTAATTTCTTAAATCCCTTTCTTAGATTAACAAGAAAAGAAAAAAATAAAAGGACAATTAAAATTAAAAACTATGAGTAACCAACAAATGGACATCACAAAATTCGAATTTCTACTTAGTTTAGGTGGGAACATCGTATGTCAAAGATTCTTTAATGTAAAAGATCATAATCCACAAGCAAGAAGATCGATGGATATGCATTATTACATAAAAAATATTTGCGAAGATATTAGCGAAGATTTGAAAATAAAAACTTCCGATTATATGAGTGAAAATCAAAACTTTATCCTCTCTTCTGAGTATGTGGAAGATTCGAATGAGCAAGAAAAAGAACACTTTTTATTGGAAATAAAGTTAGGTGACGACGTATTTATTTCTAGGATATTTCCGGCGTACTATTACCACCCAAAGGTTAGATACACGGTAGATATTCGTCCAAAACTTAAGAGAGTTTTGTCAGATTTAACTGACATTTTATCCGCTTATGATTTAGAGACGACGTATTTACACTACGAACTGTAAAATTTAAAAATTTATATAAAATAATAGACATGGAAGAAAAGAATTTTGGTTATTTAGGGTTTTCATTTCAGCAATCGCTTATTAAGGCAATCATAGAAGATAAAAAATATGGTGAAACAATTATCGATGTTTTAGAGAGTAAGTATTTTGAGAACAATTCCTTTAAATTTTTAATGGAAAACATTAAAGAATTGTATAAGACATACGAAAAGTTACCCGATTATCACACATTATCTCAAAAAGTTATGGCTGAAGGTGGAAACAAAGACTCCTCCAAAGTTCACGTTGACACATTAGAGGCGATAAAGGACGATTCAAAAGATACTGCATACGTTAAGGATACCGCCTTGAATTTTTGCAAACAACAAAACCTTAAAAGGGAATTAAAATCTGTACAAAATATTATTGAAAACGGACAATTCGAAGCTTATAGTAAAATTGAAGAGATTATCAAAAAGGCTTTACAGGTTGGTATTTCAAATGACGAGGTCCTTGACGTTTTTCACGATATAGACGCAGCATTAGAAAAAGACTTTAGACTACCAATTCCAACAGGAATTGTGGGTGTTGATAATTTATTAAAAGGTGGTTTAGGTAGAGGTGAATTAGGTGTAGTACTTGCTCCAACTGGTACAGGTAAAACAACCTTATTAACAAAATTCGCCAACACAGCATATAATCTTGGTTTAAACGTTGTTCAAATATTTTTTGAAGATAACGTTGGTAACATAAAACGTAAACACTATACTATTTGGTCAGGTATTGCTCCTGATGAACAACCTGAACATATAGAAGAAGTAAAAGAAAAGATTAAAGAGGCACAAGAAAGATCAGTAGGAACTATTAATCTTATGAAATTTCCGTCTGATAACATTACAATTTCAGATATTAAATCTAGATTGAGAAAAATGACATCGGATGGTATTAAAGTTGATTTATTAGTATTAGATTATGTAGACTGTCTTACCGCCGAAAGAAGTACAAACGGAGAAGAGTGGAAAGGTGAAGGATCTATTATGAGAAGTTTAGAGTCTATGACTGGTGAGTTTAACATGGCAATATGGACCGCCACACAAGGTAACCGAGAATCAATTTCTTCTGAAGTTGTAACAGGAGACCAAATGGGAGGTTCAATCAAAAAAGCACAAATCGCACACGTAATATTATCGATTGCAAAATCGTTAGAACAAAAAGACCAAAACTTAGCAACACTTACGTTAGTTAAGTCACGTATCGGTAGAGATGGTGTGGTATTCACCAACTGTAAATTCAATAACGAATTTTTAGTTATTGATACGGATTCACAAAATACATTATTAGGTCACGAACAAGATAGAGTTCGAAATAATGTAGATAGGGCAGCAGAAGCCTTCCAAAGAATACAAAAAGTAAAACCAAGAGTTTAACAATCAAAAAAAAATTATGATAGAAAAAATATTACAAGATAACCCTGGACGCTTTGTCCTTTTTCCAATCGAACATCACGATTTATGGAAACTATATAAACAACAAGAAGCGTGTTTTTGGACCGCAGAGGAAATCGATTTAGCTCAAGATATTAACGATTGGGATAATAAATTGAATGATGACGAACAACATTTTGTTAAACATGTATTAGCGTTTTTTGCAGCATCAGATGGTATTGTTAACGAGAACATTGCGATGAATTTTGTTAATGCGGTTCAATACACAGAGGCAAAATTCTTTTACGGTTTTCAAATTATGATGGAAAATATTCATAGTGAAACGTATTCATTATTGATTGATTCATATATTAAAGATAAAGAAGAACAAAATAAGTTATTTCGTGCGGTAGAAACAATACCAGCCATTAAAAAGAAGGCCGATTGGGCAATGAAGTTTATTGAGAAAGGTAGTTTTGCCGAAAGACTTATTGCATTTGCCGCGGTTGAAGGTATTTTCTTTTCAGGTTCATTCTGTTCAATCTTTTGGTTGAAGAAAAGAGGTTTAATGCCGGGTTTAACATTTTCAAATGAATTGATTTCTCGTGACGAAGGTATGCATTGTGATTACGCTTGTCATTTATATAATAACCATATTGATAATAAACTTTCAAAAGAAAGAATTAAAGAAATCATTTGTGGGGCATTGGAGATTGAGAAGGAATTTATTCTCGAAGCATTACCTGTTCGTTTAATTGGTATGAATTCAGATTTAATGGCTCAATATCTTGAATTTGTAACGGATAGATTGTTAGATGCATTAGGTGTACCTAAAGTTTATAATTCTGAAAATCCATTTGATTTTATGCAAAATATCGCATTACAAGGTAAAACTAATTTCTTTGAAAAAAGAGTTGCAGAATATCAAAAGGCTGGTGTTAATAATGTTGCTGAAGATTTAAATTCAGCATTTGATGAGGATATGGATTTTTAAAATTTAAATAAAGAAGATGAAAGTAAAAAAAAGAGATGGATCCTTGGAGGAAATGAGGTATGACAAAATAACGAGAAGAATTAGTGTATTTTGTAGTGATTTAAATTTAGAATATATTGACCCAACATATGTTACTTTAAAAGTAACTCAAGGTATATATGACGGCATAACTACAACTGAGTTAGATGTGTTGGCTGCGGAAACCGCCGCAGCAATGGTTACCACACATCCTGATTATGCAAAATTATCAGGTCGTTTAGCGGTATCTAATTTACATAAGACAACACATAAAAAGTTTTCACAATGTATTAAAGAACTATATTCTTTTGTTGAACCGAAAACAGGTAAAGAGTCTTCATTGATTGACGATGACGTTTATAAGTTTGTAATGGAAAATAAAGAATCTTTAGATGGTGCAATTCACCAAGAAAGGGATTTAGATTTTGATTACTTTGGATATAAAACATTAGAAAGGTCTTATCTTTTAAAGATTGCCAATAGAGTGGTTGAAAGACCTCAATACATGTATATGAGGGTTGCTGTTGGTATTTGTAAAGGTAATTTAGAAACCGCACTTAGAATATATGATGATTTATCACAACACTTTTATACACATGCAACACCCACATTATTCAACGCGGGAACTCGTAAGGCACAAATGTCTTCTTGTTTCTTAATTGGAAATAAAGGTGATGATATTGATGGTCTATTTGATACCATTAAAGATGTTGCAAAGATTTCTAAGTGGGCTGGTGGTATTGGATTACACGTACATGATGTTCGTGCTAAGGGCTCATATATTAAAGGAACTGGTGGACAATCTGATGGTTTATTACCGATGATGAAAACTTATAATGAAGTTGCTCGTTGGATTAACCAAGGAGGAAAACGTAAAGGTTCATTTGCCATTTATCTTGAGCCATGGCATTCAGATATTTTTGAATTTATTGATTTAAGAAAAAATCACGGTAAAGAAGAAATGAGAGCAAGAGATTTATTCTTGGCGATGTGGACACCTAGCCTTTTCATGGAGAGAGTGGAATCTGATGGAGAATGGACATTGTTCTCACCTGACGAAGCGCCAGGTTTATCTGAAGCATATGATTCTCCGGAAGATAAAGCATTTACTCGTTTATATGAACAATACGAACAAGAAGGTAAAGGTAGAAAAGTTATTAAGGCAAGAAAATTAATGGACGCCATTTTAACTGCGCAAATTGAAACGGGAACACCTTATATGTTATATAAAGACCCGGCAAATTACAAGTCAAACCAAAAGAATTTAGGAACTATCAAGTCATCAAACTTGTGTACCGAGATTATTGAATATAGTTCACCAACTGAACAGGCAGTTTGTAATTTAGCATCAATTGCCTTACCTAAGTATATTCTCAATGGTGAATTTAATCACGACTTACTATATGAATACACATACCAAGTTGTTAAGAATTTAAATAATGTTATTGATTTAAACTATTACCCAACCGAAGAAACAAAACGTTCTAACTTTAGACATCGTCCTGTTGGGTTAGGTGTCCAAGGTTTAGCGGATGTATTTTGTATTTTAGAGTTACCATTTGAATCTGAATCGGCGGATAAATTACAAACGGATATTTTTGAAACAATCTATTTTGCTGCAATGACATCTTCAAATGATATTGCAAAAGAAGTCGGTGCGTATGAGTCAATATCAAATTCTCCAATCTCAAAAGGGATATTCCAATATGAGATGTGGGGTAAAAAAGATAAAGATTTATCAGGTCGTTGGGATTGGAAATCGTTAAGAAAAGACGTAGTTAAATTTGGTGTAAGAAATTCATTATTGGTTGCACCAATGCCGACGGCATCGACAGCTCAAATTTTAGGTAACAACGAAGCGTTTGAACCGTTTACAAGTAACCTTTATTCTCGTAGAACATTGAGTGGTGAATTTATCATGATAAACAAACACTTAGTTAGTGCGTTATTAAAGTTAGGATTGTGGAGTGATTCAATCAAGAATAAACTAATCATGGAAAATGGTTCAGTTCAAAATATTCCCGAAATACCAACACAATTAAAAGAGGTATATAAAACCGTTTGGGAAATGTCTCAAAAAAGAATTCTCCAAATGGCGGCAAACAGAAGTATTTTTATTGACCAATCACAGTCATTAAATTTATTTATTGATAATGCAACCAAACCTAAATTATTAGCGGCACATTTATTTGGTTGGAAATTAGGTTTAAAAACGGGTATGTATTACTTAAGAACAAGATCTGCGGTTGATGCAATGAAAGGATTAGGTATTAATACGTCAACAGAGAAACCCGTAGAACAAACACCATCTATAAATAATGTCGAGGTACCAACCAATACATTAATTAGTGAAAGAACACCTGAGGTTGTAATGACATCAGAAAGACCAACAGACTCACCATTCGAATGTGAGGGATGTGGTTCATAAAATAATGGGAGACTCCCCCAGAGTTACTAAGTATCTTGGACTTCCAGGTTTTGAGAATAAAGGGGGTGAATATCAAAACACTACATTAATCCCGACTTCGGTCGGGATTTTTCGTTTATTAATATTTTAGTTTAGTTTATATTTATAGGTATGAATGTAACATATGGTATAGATTTTCCATTTAGAGATAGTCCAAAGGGGGCTTACCTAAAGATGACAGAAACACCTGAAAGGGAAGTTCGTGCAAATTTGATTCATCTATTATTAACTAGAAAGGGAAGTAGATACTTTTTACCAGATTTTGGTACTAGATTATATGAATTCATTTTTGACCAAAACGACGTGGTTACATTTAATTTAATTGAAGAAGAGATAAGAGAAGGGGTTAGAAAATACATTCCTAATTTAGATATTAACTCAATTAACATTATGTCAGCTGAGGATGACCCCGATAGAGATAAATTGTTTTCACAAGATGAAGACGCAAGATTATTTAGAGTTTCGGATGACTCGACAAGACCGTATACGGCTAAAGTAAAAATAGACTATACAGTCAATAATGGAACATTTAGTTCTTCCGACTTTGTAATTATAAACATATAAGATGGCAAAAAAAATAACATACGCAACAAGAGATTTTGCGGGTTTAAGGGAAGAACTTGTAAACCTGACTAAAGATTATTATCCTGATTTAGTAAAGAATACTAATGACGCATCCATTTTTTCAGTATTACTAGATTTAAATGCTGCGGTTACGGATAACCTACACTTTCACATTGATAGAGTTTGGCAAGAAACAATGTTAGATTTTGCTCAACAAAGACAATCATTATTTCATATTGCAAAAACATACGGTTTAAGACTACCAGGTAATAGACCTTCAGTTGCGTTATGTGACTTTTCAATTAACGTACCAGTAAAGGGTGATAAAGAAGATGAAAGATATTTGGGAATTGTTAAAGGAGGTGCTCAGGTTTCAGGTGGAGGTCAAATATTTGAAACATTAGAAGATATTGATTTCTCTAACCCGTTCAATAGTAAGGGTGAACCAAACAGATTAAAGATACCAAACTTTGATGGTAACAATAAAACCATATCATACACAATCACTAAGAGAGAGGCGGTTGTTAATGGAGTGACTCGTATTTTTAGAAAAGTTATTACTCAATTTGACCAAAAACCATTCTTAAAGATTTTCTTACCAGAACAAAATGTTTTAGGCGTTGTGTCGGTTATCCATAAAGATGGTACAACATACGCGGGAAACCCAACCAACTCAGAATTTTCTGAAATTGGAAATAAGTGGTATGAGGTTAAATCATTGATGCAAGATAAGGTGTTTGTACCTAATCCAACGAGTTCATCAGATAAAGATAATTTTAAAGCAGGAAAATACATTGACGTTAATAATAAATTTACCACCGAGTATACCCCCGAAGGTTACTTCTCAATGATATTTGGTTCAGGATCGGTTAATCCAATGGATAATCTTGATAACTACATAACAGGTCAATTAAAAGTAAATTTAGCAACATATCTTAATAATCTTTCATTGGGTGCAATACCAAAGAACAACTCCACACTATTTGTGAAATATCGAATTGGTGGGGGTAAAGATTCGAATTTAGGGGTCAACGTTATTACAAGTATAGATACTGTCGAAGTTAGTATAAACGGTCCCTTATCAGGAACAAATACACAAGTTGAACAATCGTTAAGAGTGACTAACGTAACACCAGCGGTAGGTGGGGCGGATCAACCTACAATTGAAGAAATTCGTAATATGATTTCTTACAATTTTGCGGCACAAAACAGAGCGGTTACATTAAACGATTACAAATCATTAATTGAAACAATGCCATCAACATACGGAGCACCAGCTAAGGTTAACGTAATGGAAGAGAATAATAAAATAAGAATTAAATTATTATCATACGACGAAAGAGGTAATTTAACTGACACAGTTTCTAACACATTAAAAAATAATATTTTATCATATCTTTCTGAATATAGAATGATAAATGACTATTTGGATATTGTAAGTGGAGAAGTTATTGATTTAGGATTAGAAGTTGATTTAATTGTTGATAAGAATGAAAGTCAAACTGATATTATAAAATCAGCAATTGAAGGAATTATTGAATTTTTCAGAATAGAAAAAAGAAAAATGGGAGACCCATTATTAGTGGGCCAATTATCAAAAACAATAGGTAACACGCCAGGTGTTGAAAACGTAGTAGAAGTAAAAGTGTTTAATAAAACGGGCGGTGAATATTCTTCAGCACAAGTATCACAAGCATATGTGAATACCTTGACAAAAGAGATACGTCAGTCAGATAATGTGGTCTTTATGAAGAACAATCAAATCTTTCAAATTAGATTCCCTAATAAAGATATTAAGATAAGGGTTAAAACTATCGATTCGCCTTCATACTAAGCAAAATTTTCCTTATTATAATAGAAAATCAACTGCTTTCTATTTATTAAAGGAATGGTACAGAAACACAGAATCTCAACAAATATTGGTAAAGACCAAGTACTAAAAGTCGAGTTAAAACAAGATTTTGATTTACTTGAAGTATTGTCTTTAAAATTTACACAAAAAGATGTGTATACATCACTTTGCGCTGATTACGGAGTAGTTTGTGGTAGAATTAGTGTAAATGGAGGTTTCGGTATTCCAAACGCAAAGGTTTCAATATTTGTACCTTTAACATTAGATGACGAACAAGACCAAGTAATTTCTACCTTATATCCATATAAGTCTACGGATGGTAGAAACGATAATAACTATCGTTACAACTTATTACCAAAAAGAAAACAACACTCAGGTCATACTCCAACAGGTACATTTTTTGACCAACAAGATATATTAGCTAGAGAGGAATATTTGGAAGTGTATGAGAAATATTACACATACACAGTTAAAACAAACGACTCTGGTGATTTTATGATTTGGGGAGTACCACTTGGTACTCAAGTTCTACATGTCGATTTAGATTTATCTGACATGGGATGTCAATCTTTAGTTCCTTATGATTTAATGTATGAAGGTATTTCGGAGGAGAAATTCGAAAACAAATACACATACATGGCTTCAGATAATCTGAACGCATTACCTCAAATTATTTCATTTGACAAAACAGTTGATGTGTACCCTTTTTGGGGTAGTGAAGATTTATGTGAAATTGGAATTACAAGAGGAGACTTTGATTTAGGAGAGAAGGGTGTAAGATTAGAACCATATGCAATAATGATGGGTTCAACATTTTCAGATGCCGCTGAAGATTCAATGGGGGTTAACTGTAATGTAGATAACCAACAAGGTGAGAAATGTAAACTTACCACCAAGAAAGGTGATATTGAAGCAATTAGATTTACTGGTGAATATCAAAAAGACACCAACGGTAATCCTAATATGTTAAAACCTATCCTTGAAAAGTTACAAATAGATAGTAAAATAGGTGATGACGGAATATTTTTCTTCAGAGTCCCAATGAACATTGGTTACATTACCACAAATGAATTTGGAGACATTGTCGAATCAAAAGATAAGAATATTGGTATTCCAACTAAAGGAAATTATCGTTTTAGAATTACATTAAACGAAGATACTGGAGAAGAGAATAGAAACGTTGCAAAAATATTAATACCAAATGTTAGAGAATACCATCAAGGTGATACTCTTTATCATGGTAGTTATACAACAATTGATGCAAAATCATATTCGTTTAGTACGAATATCGACGACTATCCGGTGAATGCGTTAAAAGAAATTGCGGGGCTAAGTACTTGGGCACAAGCCAATAACAGAAAGAGTGTTCCACAAGATTATTTCTACCAATTTAGATATGGTAGAGTTTACAGTGCGTCTCAGTTTATTAATAGATTTGAGAAAGCAGGTAGTTGGGAAAAGGTATTTAAATTTTTTGTTAGAGATAGAAATGAATCATTCATTGGTATAAAAGAAATATGGCCAGCTGAGGGGGATTGCTCAAACAATATAAATTATTTTCCGGTTAACGATGCTGTAAGAAACCATAAATTTGGATTCTTTATTACAACAATTATAAGTTTCGTTGAATATATTGGATTAAGAATAAGTTTATTCTTTAAGGAATTAGTTTTAGCCGTATTCGTGGGAATTGCTGAATTATTATCAAGTACTGGTGTTTCTAATAAAGCGGCTGCAAAAATGTTTCAAAGGGCAAAAGAATATCAGTTTAATAATATAATGGTTCTAAGTTTAGTAACATATCCTGATTGTTATGACTGTAGTGAAGATGATACAGCTAATAAAACTACTAGTAGTGTCCCACCTGTTGATGTTGATACAGTTAAATTAGGTACACCTATTGCAACAAATTTTTATTTAGAAGAAAACTACACAGTTGCACGTGCCGCTGGTACTTGTGATAAGTATACATTTGTTAATACGACAGGAACCGATGTTACAATTAACTATTTAGATTGTGATAATGATTTTAGAACATTAACAATTTTAGGTACCGATACTGCGGCCTATTCTGTAAAGGCAAAACCAAATCAATCACAATCAGGATGGGCGATAACGCCAACAATTGTTGTTGATTTTTATACGGGTGCAAATGGGTTTAATGGTGATGATGACTTATATTTTAGACCAACGGGCGGAGGTTTTACAGGGTTTGTACCAACACCACCTACAGGACAGTTAACTAATGATAATGCAGTATTAGCACAAACATATGTAGCGGAATTAGATGTAATTGGGGATGGAACTTTAACATACCTAACTTTAGGTATGGGGCAACAATATCAAATTATTTGGGACTCTATTTTAGGTGTATGGAAAATTAAAGGGGCGTATAGAGTTATTATCGATGCAATATCATTGGCTTTCAATACACCATTAGATCAAGTAGTCACCGGAACAGCACACGAGAATGATGGATATATTAAAATTACTAAATTATGGATTGCGGATTCTAATATTACATCTTCAGACACGACAACTACTGAATTGGAAGAAGGTTGTTCAAAATATGATACAATTATAGAGGATGAATTAGGTAGAGGTGGTGACATGAAATTAAAAGGTTTAATTTTTCCATTAACAGGACAAACAATAGGTGGTACTGCCACTATATTGAATACTTATGTCGATGCTAAAAATTACCTTAGTACTCGTCGACCAAGTCCATATCCGAGATTTGTATTAAAACCTTATGACCAATTAGATGCAACTTATAATACAAAGATTATTGGTGCAAATATTAAGGACTGTGAAGAAAGACCATCATATAACGTTGGAGCGGTAGCATCTACATTTGCAAAATGGCCACTGGTAGATAATAATAGTTTTGAAAATCAAACTGTTAGATGTATATACAAAGGGGAATATTATGGACAAGTAAAGAAAAAAGGTCCATATTGGGTTGAAGAACAATTAACATTAAATGGAACAGTTTCAGGATGGTCAGAATTTAGAGATGGAGTTTTTAGAATTATTCCTTGCGCAGGAAGAACAGGAGAACTTTTAAACAATTATAGAAGAAGAAAACTTTTTGGAAAGATTATGTGTGGAGGTGTAACATCTTACACATTTAGTAACTCATGGTTAAACGGAGCACTGTATTTCTTTCAATTTAAAAAGAAAGGTGCCGATAAATTTTGTGGTGAATGTGTCTATAAAAAAGTTGAGAGCGATGGTACTGTAAATTATTACTATCGATCAACACCATATAACGACGACTACAACCACGATGAATCCCAAACAAGACCGGGTTTTGATGGAGATGCGATTATACCGTCCGACCCAAATGCGATTGGTTATGATGGTAAATCGGCAAACATTAGATATGAGGAAAAATCTACAGGATTCTACGGTGTAAGAAAATCATTATCAATATCAATATCAAGGGTTTATAGTAATGTAACAGGAGGACTTGTAGATGGATGGACAGGATGGTATCAAGCCCTTGGAGACGGAACGGGAGGAGGTAGAATAAAAAGAGAAATCAATTTTCCAACAACAATTATAGACTTAGGACCAAGGCAAACATGGATTGATGAAATTTGTGTTGATCCCGAAATGGATGTGAATTGTTCAATAACAAGAAGTATCGGTTCCACAACATACAAAGGTATTGATGATTTAATGGAATATGTGATACAGTCAAAAGAAATAAAAGAAAAAGGGAGATTAGATATTCAAGATTTATTCGATAAAAGAGGTAGAGGAAGAATTGATGGTGACATTGCTCAACTTCTAAACTTTAATACTCAGGTTGGAATTTATCCATTTGAGATTGAAGAACTTGATTCACCATACACCGCAAATTATGCAAATGTATTTGACGGTAAAGGTGCGGTTGGTCTTGACTTAGTTTTTAGTGAAGATGACCCTGATACACCGGCAACCGTTGAAGTAAAAGGTGACTTAATAAGAAAATGTTTGAATACAAAAGGAAGATTAGGTGATAAATCACAAAGGGTTCCATATTACATGTGGGATACATATGGACACGGTTTTGGTGAGTTTGAAGGTGCCGATGCAGGATACAGTGAATCACAAAGTTATTACACAGGTAGAATTTATAATCAACCAATTCAAGAAATGAGGGGTAACCTTAATGAGGACCCTAATGGAAATACAATTTTAACTGATAACAATTATTTTGACCCATATATTTTACCACCTATTAGAGACTGTATTGAGGTATCAGGAGTTAAAGTTAAAAGTAATGACAACTATAAAGAATACATGGTTAATGGACAACCAAGACATTTAATGGAAATTGGTACACCATTCCATTATCAATTTGGTTTAAAGAAAGGTGCAACTGCATTTGATAAGTTCGTAGAAAATTTTGGACCTAAATAATATGTGGATAAAAGATTTATTTAAAAAAAGAAAACCTAATCATTTAATTGTATATGTTTTATACAAGAAAGAAGAAAAATTATTATATAAGATTCTTTCTAAATTAACATATAGTGTTGGTCCGTTTTTTTCAATCGATGATTCAATCGAAGGAGTAAAGAAATTTATTGAGAAATATCCAGATAAATTAAAACAAATTAACATTACAAGTTACGGTTCTGGAAAGTTTTTAGTTCAAACAACCGATTCACAATCAAAAGTTAATGAATTAGTTGAAACGTTAAAACCACTTATGAATAGTGAAACTCGATTAATGTTTACTACATGTTTTAGTGGAGTGTCATCAAGAAAAGTGGTTGAGATGTCAGAAGAGTTAAATGGTATTGAAGTTTCGGCAATGAACGGTTCATATAGTCTTAATGGTAAAATGACAAAATGTAAATGCGGTAACAAAGGTTATAGCGAAAGTATTGTTGAAACCCTTCCCAAAAGTAAAGAAGGTTTGAGATACGATGAAAAACAAATTGTAGATATTCTGAGAAGAGACGAAGGAGAAGAAATAAATTGGAAGACATCAGGGATGGCGTACGAATATAATAAAATAATGATAGAAAATGGTATATGTACTATTGGAAAACAACCATACACCTTACTAAAATCAATTAGAAATTATTTATTTAATATCCAAAGTTAATGAACAAAAAACAAATACTATTACCAAGTAAAAAATTCTTCAAAGCGGAGGAGGAAAGTTTAAATTTACCTGTAAATTTAGATGAGAGCGAAACTTTGCTTAGGGAAGGTGATAGAAACATCGTATTGGATATTGCAAAACTTTTTGATAAAGAAAGAAACGAAAGTAAAAAATATAAAATACATGGGAAGTTAAAGATGGTGTTTAGAAATCTATACACTGGTTCAACAACTTACGACCCACTAAAAAGTAATTTATTTTATAATTCATACGGAACCGACATAAATTACGATGGTGCGATGCCATATAATGAATTTGCGTTTTTAAGAAAAGATGTTTTAAGAGAAACGTTCGTAGGTCAAACGGGATCAACATTAACTGAAGATTACAATCCTGAACAACAATTAGTGTTAACGGGAATAACATACACCGGACACACAACTACAACCTCAATAGAGGCTCCATATAAAAATTGGAACGTTTATCTAACATATGTTAATGGTCAAGATGAAAACTACCCGATGGCATATACGTTATCAGGTAATACTGTTTTTAATTTTAAGGCTAGTGACGGAATACCATTTAGAGTTGTTAATAACGGAATATATTATACATTAATATCGCCAGTTGAACATGGAATGAAAGCAGGAGAATATGTCACACTTTCAACAACAGGAAGTACGTACTACTCATATTCTGGTGACCCAAGAGTTAGACATATAACTACAACAGAATTTAATAGAACCTTCTATATAGAAAGTGTGGGTAATGAAATATTTCGTTCAGAAAAATTTGTTATTAATATTCTTAAAAAAGAATTAGTATCAGGAACAACATTTAACACTGTTGTTTTTGGTAAACGATGTTTAAACAAATTCAAATTAGAAAAGACAACATCAACATATTATGTTCATAAACATAAGACATTAACTGAAGTAAAAGATTATATATTAGATAAATCTGGATTTGAATCTTCAATATGGGAAGAAGAACGTGCATTAATGTACGAAAATAGTAATGGGATTGACAATTATTTAGTTGAACAAAACAGAATGGAAAGTTTAATTTATGACTTTAAAGAACCATTTATTTTAACGGGTTTAACTAATAATTTAAATTACACACCAACAGAAGTTTATGTGACCGTTTTATTAAGAAATGAAAATGGATACTTTAATTACCCACCCAAGGTTGGGTTTAAATTTAATTTTCACAATACTTGGATTGATAGTCATTTTGAAGGAACGGGGTCAACAGAAACAAATATACCGAACCACACATTTACAAGTAACAATGCAACAACAGGATTCATTGGTGGTTCAGAATTACCTTTAGGGACTTCAGGATTAACCGGCGCATTCATCGAATATAATAGAAGTGAATTACAAGAAAGAGTAATTAGTGAAGGTTATCACAAATTCACGTGTAAATCTACGATTTTTAACCACGGACAGATTTCAAATGTCACCGAAGACGGAGTGGTAATATTTTCAGGAGCAACCGCGTTTAATCCATTCGGTTATTTCTACCAACCACATCACAGAATCAAATTGAGAGAACTTTCACCATATGTAGAATCATATAAAACAAATGAGATATATGGTTTACCTGAAAATGCAAGATATTTTCCTGATGAGAAGTTATGGAAATGGAGAGACCTATATGATAATGGATTTCTTGATGCAGATGGATTCGGAACAAATTATCCATTCATAAATGGGATACATTACATTAAAAAAGATATTAATTTCTATTTAAGAAATGAGGTTACATTTAAAAATAAGGAAGACGGAGTAATTAAGTTTACAAATTTAAGTTTTGATTGTTAATGGAAATATTATTTAAAAATAGTAACATGAACTTGGTTATAAACCAAGAACAAGATTTTAAAACAGATCTTGGATGGCAAGAAAACGCACAAGAACTTGAAGACCAAACTCTTGAAAAAATTATTAATCCTGTTGATAATTATGAAACTGTTAGATACATACATCAACCATACAATTCATCATTATCAGGATTAACAATATCACAATCGGATATATGGTTTAAGTTTCATTTTTTAAGTGGAAGTACATATGTTACCGATTACGAACCAACAGGTTTATCATTTAAAGAAAATAATGAAATTAGAGAATTTTTTAAAAGGAGTTTTTTTAGATTAGAATTTTATAAAACACCAAATGGTGAGGCACCAACTAGAGCAAACAGAAGATTGGTTTTTACAAAAAATTTACCACTAACATCTGGTGAACAATATAATTTTTACAATGAAACCCTAACAGGTGTGACGGATGTAAAAATATATAAACCTGTCTTTATGGGTACGAACTACAAAAATTCAGAAAACTTATATATATTCTGGTTTCAAGACGATTCACCATTTGAAGAATCTAATTTAATTGGAAATATATTTTACATGACAGCAAAATTTTTTAATGCTGAAAATGGTGAAATAACTGACTTCGTTACCAATTCAGATGTTGATGTTGATATTGACCAAGGTAGATATGGAATTCGTACCAATCCTATTCAATTTTTTGAAAAAGATAATAGTGGCGGGCAAATAATTGAACCTGATGACATGTATTACTGTGTTACAATTGATAGAACCGATTTTAGTTATGTGGTTAATAGTGACTGTAGTTGTGTGTTCACGGGAGGTTCCGCAAATTTAAATGGTTAATAAATGAAAAAAGATAGATACGAAATTTTAAGAAAGAATGTACAACAAGTTGAACTCGCTTCATTGACTGGTCAAACTTGGTTAGATTCTTATGGAAGTTTAGTTCCTTGGTCAGGAAGTAACCATTCTGGTAGTGTCTACATAGGGCCAAACATAAATGACATTGTAGATAATGTAACAGGAAGTGTTGCAAAAGGTTACTACAAATGGGGTGGAACATCATGGACTAAAATAACTGGTGCAACCAAATACGACATAAGCGGTAGTGTTTACGGTTCATACCAATTCCCATTATTTTTAGACGGTTCACTTGATGAAATGGGGGTAATGGTTGGTATTGCAGACGTTAATGGAGAATCATATATGGAACAAATCGAACAATTGGTTAATTTTCATTATACCCAAACAGGTTCATTTGTAAAACTATTCAGTACAACTAATCCTGATAAACTTAGAAACATTATAGGTCAAGTATATACAGTATCATGGGGTCATAATAATCAAACATCGTCATTGGCAATTAATAATGGCGTTATTGGTACAAATTTCCCAACGGCATCATATACATACCCAACAACACCAAACACATATACAATCTCATTGTCTTTAAATTCTCCATGGAATAGAGAAAAGATTAGTAAAAATATTACAATTCCCCAATTTAGTGGAACACCTCAAAACATTTTAGGTTCAATTACGGGTATAACAGTACCATATAGTAACCCAACTACGGGTCAAACATTAAATTATTTAAATGACTTAGATTATACGGACAATTATGGACCGGTAACCGTTAGTGGGTCAATGTTCAAATATTCTGCGTTTGGTAAAAGTAAAATTACCGATTTTAATAAATACGGAGGAGGAATAAACAGTTCTTCATTTACATATAGTACATCAGGTGAGACATCACAATGGACAGGATATACATTTACACATACAGGTAGCTTTATTAGTGGAACGTCATATAATATGGTAACCCTACATTATAGGGATTATGATGACGGAATCACAACAATTACGGGTACAACTACAGGATTTACAAGAGAGGAAGTTTTTAATGAAGCATTAACAAGAAATGAACATTTTCTTGGTTTTGTCGACGAACCATCAATCTATTCCGACATTTTTGTAGAGAGGGGAAAACAGGGAGTTTTAGAAAAAACACGAAGACTTGGAGAGGTAGACTCGGTTGGCGAATTAGATATTTACGGAAATGGTTATTTTAAAGTGAGAAAACAATAAAAATTATATTTATTAATAAAAGTTTATGGCAGTAGGAAGTTACGGAATTGTTAGACCAGCGGATGTATCACCAGATGATGTGGATATATTCTATCACCATTCGGCAGATAGGTTAGTATCGTCCGCGGTTACATTAAAAAAACTTGACGCAAAAACAATTTTAACTCCTGTTTTTCACAACGATGATACAGGAGGAAAAAAAAATGTTGAGGTTTTGGGTGGATTATATAATTTAAAATTAAATGCTGCGGATTTTACGGATTTAGGGGTTTACACACTTCATATTAGACCAAAACAAGTAAGAACTACAATTGCGGATTGCGGAGTTTTAGCGGCATTACCATCAGTTAGAGGTTTAGTTATTGATTTAAGTAACGTACCTGCTGCAGATAGAAATAAATTTACACCACAAGGACTTGTGGGATATAGAATAGAGTACATCAACCCAACAGATAATAAAAAAACTCCAAATTTTTATAGAGTGGTGACTTCATCATTCTACTGTACACCAATTGTTTCGAATTTGACAAGTACAAATTCAAAAGCAAAAAGATACCAATATTCAGATGCATCAACAAGCATGTTGTTTTTAACTGTAACTCCGTCTTCAGCACCATCAAATAAACCAAATACCGTTCCTTTTATAGGTCAACAAGGCCAAACCATTATTTTGTCAAATACATACTTTAACCCAACAACAATTGAAGTTGAGATGGTTGAACACGATTCATCAACATTGGCAAATGCTCTGTACGGTAACCAAACTAAAGCGGTTACTCCGGGTATTTACACAATCTATGATAAAGATAACAATATCTACAAACAATACAACTTGTATGAAGTTAAAGACCAATTTAATGAAACATTATACGAAGTTAGAGAAGGTAGAACAGATATTGATGAGACATTAAACTTTGATGATATTACACAATAATGGCAAGAAGGAAAGTTCCAAGTCAGGCTGCTTCAGGTGCTGAAACATTCAGCGATAGTTTAGTCGGTGGTCAAATCACTGACGGTAGCAGTCAATTGACTAATACGAACTTTGCTCTTGATAGGTTAATTCCAGAAAAAGATAGTAAAACATTCAGAACAACTCCGTTTTCGGAGTTTTTAACTTTGGATGATTTAAAATCGGAAGAGAAGGATTCACAGACAACACAAACAAAATCAGAAAAAAAGAGGTCAATCTCATTTAGAGGTGCAAAAGACGATGCGGGAAAATCATTATTTGGTTCTTTAAAATCAAGAATTGCTGCATCAATCAGTAATATAATTGAGAAGTACCCCGCTGCTATCATGGTGGACAAAGATAGTTCATCAAGTATTAGTGGTAAGACAGCATACAACGTTTCATATGACGTATCAACAAAAACAACCGAATTCGATATTGAAACTGGTATGTTTTATAATACGTTTGATTTATCGTATGAAGCACCAAATAGTAATACAACACCTGAGACAACCAACCCACTTAGAAATTTCTATTCATCATTTAAAAAATATGTTGTTGAAATAAGTGGTGTAACTTATGATATTATTGATTACGAACAACCGGATGTAAATAATATTATTACGTTAACGGTTAGTGGTAAACCATTTACAGGTACAACATATGACCAAAGTTTTATTATCAGACCAAACAATGGTTTAACTGAAGAGTTCTTCAGTGGTCTTGATGATTTAGAGGAAATATTACTTAACAGAGAGACAAATCCAAAATATAGAGCATCATTTAGAGTCCCAAGAGATACATCTGGTGGAAGTAAAACAGATTTAATTACTGTAGAATATATTTGGCCGGTTGCAAAAGACGGATGGAACTTACAGGTTGTTGGTTTAGCGTTTGATTCTTATACATCAGGATTAAGTGATGTAGCTGAGGAGATAGATGATTATAAATCTAACTTATTTGTTAGATTCATGTCAGCACCTCAATTATTTGAGTTTGATAGTGAAGATAAAAAAGCGGAAGCGTTATTCCAATTATATGGACAGGCTTTCGATAAGGTAAAAAAATACATTGATAACATTGCTTACATGAGAAATGTAAGTTATGATGGTATTAACAACTTACCCGATTTACTTCTTAAAAATTTAGCTAACAATTTAGGTCTTAACACAATCAAATTATTTGATGAAAAAGATTTAGATGAAATTTTATATACTCGTAATGATGTACAATATTCAGGTTTAACAATTGGTAAAACATTGGTGGATGCTGAATATGAATTCTACAGAAGAATTCTCGTTAACTTAGCTTACATATACAAATCAAAAGGTACACGTAGCTCGATAAAATTCTTACTAAGATTTATCGGAGCACCCGACCCAATGATTAAAATTGATGAGTATAGATATGATATTGTTTCATATCCAAAGTCTCATAATATTGATGATGATATTCGTGATTTAATTAGAGGTAATAAAACATTTAATACCGGAATATTCAACGCGACGACATATCAATATACCATTCAAACTATCACAGGTTCAACAACACTAACAAGAGACAATTACCCTGTTGAAGAAGTTACCGCAAGTGCGAAGAAATATGAAGACTTATCAAACGATACCTTTTTTCAAATGGGGTCTGGTTGGTATGATTTAACATTAGACCACAGATCACCTGATATATTAGACGAGGACATCTCAATAACAACTGGTAGAACTAAAACGTTACTAACTAAACCAAAAGGTTACACTTTTGGTGAAGATTATTTTGATTCATATAGAACTTTACCAGGTTTAGACACGGGTTATGAATTAGTACCTGTTATTGACAATAACCAAGGAGAAGTTGTAAATTCAAATTCAGAGTTAACCTTCAATAGAAAAAATATAAATGCATATCTTTCTTCTGCTCAGGCAATTGATTATGACATCTATACGAAATCAAGAAATTTAAATTTATCATTCGGAAGCGCAACATTAGAACCACAAACGGGAGTAACGTTTGCAGAATTTGCGGATAAATTATTACATGAACAAATTTTAAATTCTAACATTATTAGATATAAGAAAAATTATATCAAGTTAGAAGACATATATCAATCTTATATTAAATCAAATTCATTTACACCATACAATTTTCCCGATGTAAATGAATTTATTAACAGAATGGGTCCTTATTGGACTCAAATTTTAGACCAAATTATTCCATCCACAACATTATGGACAGGCGGTAATTTAATTGAAAACAATAAATTTAAAAGATCAAAATACTCATATAAATTCGGATGTCAACCAAAAGAATTTATCGAGGAATTATTCCCAAGTTTTGAAAATGCAATTGAAGAAGATTTTGAAACCTTATTAGGTGAAGAAGATAATTTCAGAGGTCTTTTAAATCTAACAGGTTATACATATAATCCTGTTATTGAAATCGACGGTATCCAATATGTGGGAGATAGTGTTATCGTTAGTGGTAACACATCAACAGCAACAAGTGCAAAATTATTTAACACTTTTCCACAAACGGGATGTACAAGTCTAAACGAAGGTTCAACTCTTCCGTTAATTTGTGATTATAAGGATTATTTAAGTCCTGATGTAACAAAAATTAAAGAACTTTGGAAAACATCGTTAACAAATTTAATCAATGAGATTAATAACGAAGAGACCATGGATGGTCCTGGATGTATTGATTCATATGCACCATATACTGCAGCAACAAGTGGTGCAACATGTACTCAAGTTGCGAAACCAAAATTAGAATACACATATTATACTGATGTAGATGGAATTGAAAAAATTAAATTTACAACTATAAAGTATGGTCCTGACGATTGTTCAGTTAAAGATTATTTCACATATAGTTTTGATTCAGTTTACACATCAACACCAGGTTGTTATTTAGATATTGAATTTACCACACCATGTGACATTTATTCGGGAACAACTGAAGATGGTTGTTCATATGATACACAAGTTAATTGTATTTTAACTAGTGATATAGTTGTTAACTTTAGTGGTATAACTGGTGTACAAAAAGGTGATGTTAAAAATTTACCAAATGTATATGTTTACAAAAATTGTGAACCAATACATAATCAATATACAGGGTACACAACGGGAGGAACGTCATTTTATAACGTAACTGAATGTACATACATCTTAAATGATGTTAGAGACGTTGATGAAATTGATTTATTATTTTTAGACGCCGCGAACTGTGAAACAAAAGTAAAAATCCAAGGATTTGATACCCAAATGGTTTCAGGCGACACAGGTAATGGTTACAAAACCGGTTTTAAAATTGTACCAAAAGTACAATATAGAAACTCATATAACTATGGTTTAAAATCAGATACTAAAGTCATTATTGTAAGTGGAGCAACTATCAGTAATAGTACAACACCAACAGATATTGAAAATTATTTATTAGCTGGTACGTTAGTTAAAACTAATGTAAGTGGTGTTACAAATGGTAATGTTATATTAACTGCCGAGCATTTAAATTGTTCAGGTTTTACCCACCAAGATTTTAGAAGTGCTAATTTAAATAATGACTATTCATTTAGTTTTAATTATAAAACATCTGTTGTAACAGATAAAGAGTGTTTAGGTTCAGTTAGAAAAAGTATAATCTCAGGTTTAACAGTAAACGAACAAGTTGTTGTTTTTGAATATCTACCAACGAGTAAGTTAAGAGTTTACACTAAAAAAGAAGTTAACGAAACAACATCAGCGGTAACTTTAAGAAAAAGTTATTTCTTCGATGATAGATTCCCTGAATTTTTACAAGTAAAACCAATACAAATTGAACCATGTTGTGATCATTCGGAAGATTATTACGAACATGGTGACTATATTATAACAGAGAAAGGAGAATTAATTGAGGTATTAGCGGTTGATTTAAATTACTGTGAACCAAATTTATATTTCAGCATTAATGTAACGAGTGATTCATCAATTGAAAACTTAGTTTTATTTAATGGTAACGGAAACTTCGAACCATTAATACAACACAAGTATGATAATCACATGCCAATTGTTGTTGATATGGGTGAACAACAATATTACACAAATAATACATGTTGTACATATGATGAAGATATTCATGGTATTGAGGTTCTAACAAGAGACCTATCAACACCGTGTGTTACTCCTTATCCTATTATAGTACCATGTGGTACAGTGTACCCAACACCAATGCCGACGGTAACTGCGGGACCAACACCAACACCTAGTGGTACACCGATGCCGACTCCTACACCAAGTAGTAGTGCGACACCGCCTCCAACAGGAACGGCAACACCTACACCTACTTTAACAGGAACGGCAACTTCAACCCCTACACCGACTCCGAGTACCACATCAAGTGCTACTCCGACTCCTACTGGAACGAACACACCAACTCCTACATTAACAGGAACTAACGAACCAACTGCAACTCCGACACCTACACCAAGCGCAACTCCAAACTGTGAGTTTGAAGTAACTGCATTTGTTGCAACTCCAACACCAACGCCAACAGTAACAGAGAATTGTAATTTTGAAGTGACCGCATTTGTTGCAACACCTACACCAACTGGCACGAATGAACCAACTCCAACTCCAACAGAAAATTGTGATTTTGAGGTAACAGCATTTGTTGCAACACCAACCCCTACGCCGACAAATACAAATACACCAACACCGACAGAAAATTGTGATTTTGAGGTAACGGCATTTGTCGCGACACCTACACCAACTGGTACTAACGAACCCACCCCAACTTCAACGGAGAATTGTGAATTTGAAGTAACAGCATTCGTAGCAACTCCAACTCCAACAGGAACAAACGAGCCGACAGCAACTCCTACATCAAGTGTAACACCTACCCCAACTCCAACTGAGAATTGTGATTTTGTTGTTACAGTAGACATTGCAACGCCAACTCCTACACCAAGTAATACACCAAGTAGTACTCCTGACCCAAGCTCAACTCCAACGCCGACCCCAACAGAAAACTGTGAGTTCGAGGTGACTGTCGATATTGCAACGCCAACTCCTACACCAAGTAGTACACCTGACCCAAGTGCAACTCCAACACCTAGTCCAAGTGGAACTAACGAACCAACTAATACCCCTACTCCAACTCCAACTGAAAATTGTGACTTTGAGATTGTGGTAGACATCGCAACGCCAACACCAACAGGAACGAGTGAACCAACTCCTACTCCTACATTAACAGGTACTAACGAACCAACTAACACACCTACTCCAACTCCAACTGAAAATTGTGAGTTTGAGGTGATAGTTGATATTGCAACACCCACACCAACCCCTACATTAACGGGAACAAATGAGCCGACAGCAACCCCTACATTAACAGGAACCAACGAACCAACTAATACTCCGACGCCAACTGCAACAGTAAATTGCGACTTTGACGTTGATATAAATGTTGCAACCCCAACCCCTACGGGAACAAGTGAGCCGACTCCTACTCCTACATTAACTGGTACTAATGAGCCGACACCAACAGGAACAAGTGAACCAACTCCTACTCCTACATTAACCGGTACTAACGAGCCAACTAATACTCCGACACCAACACCAACTGAAACAAACGAGCCAACACCAACTCCAAGTAATGATTTGTGTGATGTCATCATTGATATATTACCTGACTCAACTTCAACACCAACTCCTACATTAACAGGAACAAGTGAGCCGACTCCAACTCCTACATTAACAGGAACTAATGAGCCGACTCAAACACCAACACCATCTGGTACAAATGAACCAACACCTACGGCAACTGCGAATTGTAATTTCGATGTTGATTTAAACATTGCAACTCCAACTCCTACACCAACGTTAACAGGAACTAACGAGCCAACACCAACTGAAACAAACGAGCCAACACCAACACCAACTCCAAGTAATGATTTGTGTGATGTTATTGTTGATATTTTACCTGACCCAACACCAACTCCAAACCCAACGGCAACACCTGACGTGTTTGGAATTATAACAGAAGATGGTATTTATATAATATCAGATGAAAATGGAAATACACTAATACCTGAATAAAAAAATTATAAAAAAAAGAAGTTAAAATGGCACTAATAAAAGTTTCCGAATTAAGTAGTACGGGTTCCGTAAAAATAGATGATTTATTACTAATCTCAACAACTAGCGGTAGTGGGTACACATCAAATCATATATCAATTAGCGACTTAGTTTCAAGTCAACCATTCCTTGATTTAAATGGTTCATCAGGGACTAGTGGAACTTCTGGTGCCGATGGTTACACACCACAATTTGGTGTTGACTATTTCAATGGAACAGATGGTACTTCAGGAACAAGTGGTTTAGATGGTATATCAGGAAATGATGGTGCGTTTTCGGGTAGATGGTTTTATGGTTTAGATTCCTTACCGGATGGTATGACCACAACTTCATATTTTTGGACAAATTCCAGTATCTCAGGTGAACCTTATAGTCTTTCAGGAGTCAATCAAATCGCAATTGACACATTTTCTATTAGTGGTAATTATTTTGGGTGGAAGAATATATTATATAATCAGACATTATCGGGAAGTACCAAACCATACATTCAAATAACCGAAGTTGGGAATAATAACATAATTGGATTATATCAGCCTATAAGTGGTGAATCCGTTCAAAGTACAACGATATATTTAGTTAATACTATCTCAGGAGAAGGATCATTCACCATTGATAAAGAATATACCATTTCTTTTGTTTTAAATGGTAATGATGGTTCTAGTGGAACATCAGGAACAAGTGGAGATTCAGGTTCTAGTGGAACGTCTGGTTCTTCTGGAACATCAGGAAGTTCAGGTACAAGTGGCACATCAGGTTCTAGTGGAACAAGTGGAACGTCAGGTATTGACGGTACATCAGGAACTTCAGGTGAAGATGCGTTATGGAACTTTTTAGGTCCGTATAATGGTGGTCAAATTTATAATATAGGTGCTATTGTAACTCATGGTGGTGAAACTTGGTATTGTATTCGATATGCACCAACTGGTTATGGCCCATACGGCGGTTATATTGATGATTATTGGACTTTAATTGCTGCATCAGGTTCAGATGGTTCGTCAGGAACATCTGGTGATTCTGGTTCAAGTGGAACATCTGGTGTAGACGGAAGCTCAGGAACATCTGGTAATTCCGGTTCAAGTGGAACATCAGGTAGAGACGGTATTGGTGGAGAAGTTAGAAGTTTTACGAACTCAACAACATGGAATGTTAATCATAATTTAGACATATTGTACCCAATTGTAACAGTATGGGATAATAATAATAAAGTAATAGTACCAACTCAAATTACCTCAATCGATAGTAATAATTTAACCGTATCGTTTAGTTTATTAACATCAGGTTATGTAAATGTGGTTAAAGGTGGTGATATAATTTCAGGATCAACTGCAATTGCGGGATCAAGTGGAACTTCTGGTATCAATGGTAGTTCTGGTACTAGTGGTATAAATGGTACTTCAGGAACATCAGGTTCTTCTGGTGTATCTGGTACTAATGGCTCATCTGGAACAAGTGGAACATCAGGTTCTTCAGGTTCAAACGGTAGTTCAGGAACTAGTGGTTCATCAGGAACCACTCCGGCAAATGTTACATTAAAAACAACGGGGTCTTGGACAGTACCAGCAGGAGCATCTACACAAAGTTTTACAGTAGAAGGTGGACATAGTTATTCAATGTGGGTAAATGGTAATATTCCAAATGGTATTATAACTTGGAACGCAACTGTAACAACATCAAATACAAATGTTCCAGCAGTTGGTTATCAATATGGTTGGTATTACACACCGGGTAATGCATTAGTTTTAACTGCAATGCCTGACCAAATTATAGGAACAAATGGTAGTATCGCAAATACACCAACATCATACGTACCAAATACTTCAAATGTGTTTAGTTTTGGAATAACAAACAATAGTGGGGCACCGCAAACAATTAATTACGGATATATAAAACTATCATAAAATTTATTATTACAAGTATTATTAACTCAAATCGGAATAACAAGATAATTATACATAGAAGGATTGGTTTAAAAAATAAAAAATAGAGTAAAAAAAAATATAAGATAAGGTGCCAATAGTAATAATAAGGAGTGATAATTTTAGCGGACAAACTGCCGACGTAACTTTTTATCCGGCAACGGGAGGCACCGTAAATTTTAATGGAGTAACAATTCCATATCAGTACCAAACTGATTATCCGTATGGTACATATTCAGTACATTTTATCGATAGTAACAATACATGTCCTTATGAAATTGTCGAAACTACGCCAACTCCAACTCCAACAGGAACCAACGAACCGACACCAACATCAACTGCGAATTGCGACTTTGATGTTGACTTAGATATTGCAACACCTACACCAACTCCAACACTAACGGGTACATTTGAACCAACGTCAACCTCAACTCCTACTCCTACATTAACAGGAACTAACGAGCCAACTCCAACTCCAACAGAAAACTGCGAGTTTGTGGTGACAGTTGATATTGCAACCCCAACTCCAACAGGAACTAATGAGCCGACACCAACACCTACTGCTACAGATGATTGTGAATTTATTATCACAATTGACATTGCGACACCAACACCTACACCAACATTAACAGGAACTAACGAATCAACACCAACACCAACAGGTACATCTGAACCAACTCCAACACCTACCACAACTACAAATTGTGATTTTGATATTGATTTAGATATTGCAACGCCTACACCAACTCCTACATTAACTGGTACTAACGAGCCAACTCCAACTGAAACTAATGAGCCGACACCTACAGGAACAAACGAGCCAACACCAACTGGTACTAACGAACCTACTCCAACAGCAACTGCAAATTGCGACTTTGATATTGACTTAGATGTTGCAACAGCAACACCGGAGCCCACTGGTACACCAACACCAACTCCTACTCCGAGCAACACTCCAAGTAGTACTCCGGGCCCAACATCTCAACCAACAGCAACACCTACACCAAGTGTAACACCTGGCCCAACTGAAACAGAAAATTGTGAGTTTGAAATAACGGCTATTGTTGCAACTCCAACACCAACACCAAGTAATACTCCAAGTAGTACTCCAGATGTTACGGCTAATCCGACAGCAACACCTGACTCTACACCGAATCCAACACCAAACCCAACATCTGAACCAACCCCGACACCAAGTAATACTCCTGATGCAACAGCAACTCCTACATCCACACCGAATCCAACTGCAACTGTAAATTGTGATTTTGTTGTTAGTGTAGATATTGCAACACCAACACCTACTCCGAGCCACACTCCAAGTAGTACACCAAATCCAACACCTAATCCAACGGCAAGTAGTACACCGGAGCCAACTGAGAATCCTACTGCAACACCTAATCCAACGGCAACACCAAATCCTACACCAGACCCAACACCTGACCCTACACCAAATCCAACACCTAATCCGACTGCAAGTAGTACACCAAACCCTACCGCAACACCAAATTGTGAGTTCGTGGTAATTGCAAATATTGCAACACCAACACCTACTCCGAGTCATAGTGCAACACCGGCAGCAACACCTAATCCAACATCTAATCCAACGGCAACACCTAACCCTACACCCGATCCTACACCTAACCCAACAGCAAACCCAACAGCAACACCTGACCCTACACCTGGTCCAACACCTAACCCAACACCTGACCCTACACCGAATCCAACATCAACACCTAATCCAACATCAACACCAAACCCTACTGCAACACCTAACCCAACGGCAACACCTGGCCCAACTCCAAGTCCGACAGTTGCAATTAGTGCAACTTTAACACCTAGTAGTGTTAGTTGTAATGCGGGAAGTAATGGTACTATCACAGTTAGCGGAGTGAGTGGTGGTTTAGGTGCAACATACCAAATTAAACTTGGTGCGGGTGGAACATACACTAACTACCCTACAACAAATTCATATTCAAATTTAACTGCTGGTTTTTACACTATATACGTTAAAGACTCAGGTGGATTTGAAAGTACATTTGGAACTACAATAACAGAACCATCAGCACAATCGGCATCACTTACAGTAGTTGCACAACCAAGTTGTGGAGTAAGTGACGGTATATTACAATTATCATCTAGTGGTGGTGTGTTCCCTAAGACATATAGATTATATGCTGACACATCAGCACCTTATACATCATGTAGTGGTGATTTAATATTCAGTGGATCAACATCAACATACGGAACTACATTCAATGTGACAGGTTTAACATTTGTCGGATACTGTCTTGAAGTAACAGACGCAAACGGATGTGTTACTAATAGCGGAATCACAGTATTAAATGAACCAACACAATATTACAAGTATCAAGTTCTTGTATGTAGTAATAGTCAAGCAGTATATATGACATCACCAGATTTATTACCAAGTTCATTCTTAGGCGGAACTAAAGTAATCAAAATTGACAACATTTGTTATCAAATTGATTACCACATCTCAACAACATGTACACAAGAATTTTTACACTTAACTGATGGTCAATATTCAACAATTTGGAACTCATGTAATGATTGTACCGGTGGTGGTGGAGGAAATCAAATTTAACATATTTTGAAATAAACATGTATTTATAATAAAAGAAAAAAACTAAAAAAATGACAGTTACATTCACATTAAACTCAATATATTTGGGTACGGAAGCGGGGCCATTTAATATATCAGGAACGACCGATTCAAACGCTACCACAGAATTAACAACAAATTTAAGTCTTGCTAGCTTGACCTCTGGTTACACTATTAGTGGAATCGACGATAACACAACAGGATTTACGATACAAAGTGTTGGAACATGTGTAAACTACATCGTTAAACCCGTATCACAAATTATACCTTACGCACCTTGTACCGACGGTATGGACGTTGTATTCTTAGTTGACTATACAGGTAGTATGGGTGGTGCAATCAATGGAGTTAAAACATCAATTGCTAACATCGCATCAACAATTGTTACCGAGTCAAATAGTAACTATAGATTAGGTTTGGTTATTTTTGATGAATATGCAAGTGCAACTAATTCAAATTATGATGATAAAATTGCATACACATCATTACCATTGGCTCAAAGACACATTAACACTGGAGTACCACCATTTTATCAGTGGATAACTGCGGTTGAAGTAATGTCATCAAATAACGAAGCATCATTTACAACTCAATTAAATAAATTAAACACAGTTGATTTTCCGTTAGGTGATGGTCAAAATGCACCTGAACCATCTGACATGGGTGTTGATTTAGTTGGTTTAGAAAGTTTTGCGGGAGCATTTAGAAACAACGTAGCTAGATTAATAGTATTGATTACCGATAATACTCCAGGTGGTGACGATGACACTTACAATGCAACTGACGTTAATTTTGTAAATGGTTTAATTCCACAATTAGTTAATCAAGGAGTTAGAGTTTTATTAATGACAACCGCAGGAACTAACGTACTTTACGATTTAGCAACTGGAACTAATGGTGTAGTATCTGCAGGTTTCTCTGGTTCAGATATTATAACTGCAATTGAAGAAGTATGCGTTCCTCAATATCAATATACCGTTCTTCTTAACGAAAACCCAACATTAGAACAAACATGTAACAACGATGGTTCAGGTGGTAATAGTTCATTATTTAGTACGTCAAATGCGTTAAGTATTGGTGATATATTATATTACTCAGCTTCTCCGGGTACATATTACGTAACTAGTAACGAAGGTTATTCGGTAAAAATTACAAATACAACAACAGGTACTGTATATGCTGTTGAGTTTGATTTAAATACGGGTGTAATAACTGCCGTACAAGAATGTACCGCACCATCGGCAACCCCAACTCCAACGGCAACCACCTCTTTTGATAGTGAATTTGTTGCGTTCGGTTCAAATAGAACAATTGCTTGTGACGAGTTAACTAGTCCAAGTACAACTGTTTACTTCACAGCTGCGGATTGGAACTCAATTCAATTAGGGGATGTTTTATATACTTCCGACTTAGTAACACCTGTAGCTAATGGGTATTACTATAACGTATCAGCAACACAATATTTGGAAGTTGTTAGAATGTTAGGTGGTGAAGTAATAGCAATTACCAACTGTGCAGGAGCAACCGCATAATTTTCAACACATTAAATAATAATTTAAAAACCCCATTTAATATATGGGGTTTTTTGTTTAAATTTTAAGTGGTTGTATTTATAGTATTATGGGATTAAACATTAGAATTCACGACATTAACGTACCCGCTTCATTCGAGTTATTTTACAAAACAGGTAATACGCCTGGTAATATGACTGTGATTGAAAATGGTTACACACAATTTGGTGGAATATATCCATCGAGTACTAATGAAGTTGTTTTCACTGATGCAACGTTTAACACCCAATATTGGTTTAAGATTCAATATACAGGAGTAACAGGACAAGAAAATTCGGTAGGTTATATCATTGAAAATATTAAAACACACCAACCTGTAGGTCACATTTATTATGCACTACATTGTTGTGATTTTTCAGGTGGAACTGCAGAGTTTTACACAGGATGTACGTTCTCAGGAGGTATGGTTGTTTACGGTGTAAGTTTAGACCCAACCGCAACCCCGACAGCAACTGCGCTCGATTGTTCATTTGCTTCAGGTTCTGTGGTATATAATTCATCGACTTAATTAAAATAAAAGAATTAATATTTATAAGATATGTCATTTTCAGCAACAGTAAATTTAGGAACAGTAGGAGTAGCAATTACTTCAGTTAAATTGTACGGATGTACAGGTATCAGTGGAGGTAGTTGTACCGGTTGTACCGCATTAACAGGATACGAAAGTGTGAGTGTAAGTACATTCCCAACATCAGGATTAACAGTAAGTGGTATACCAAACGGTGTAACTTACATTCAAGCGGAAGCTTTAGGTGCGTGTAGTGACGACCTTGTTAAACAATGTATTTCAATATCAGGAATACCCGGTGCAACACCAGCTCCAACAAGTACTCCTACACCGACACCGACAGGAACATCAGCACCTAGTGCAACAGCAACCCCAACACCAACAGCAACTGCTGGTCCAACAGCAACACCAACACCAACAGCAACAGCGGGGCCTGGTCCAACAGCAACACCAACACCAACACCAACAGCAACTGAAACACCATATTATTTACAATTGAGTCGTTGTGATTCTGAACCCAATACAGTTACAGGATGGACGATAAATACATATGTACAATCACAAATAATGGTTGGTGATATATTTTATTCTGCGGGTGGATTTTATTACCAAGTAATTAATTATCAAACAGCACAACCAAGTCCAGCTGGAACTATAGATGGTTCAAAAGCATCTGAAGAATATCAAAGTTGTGATGATACACCAGAACATTATGTTGCACCACCTGTCAACCCAGGGGTAACATTATTAATTCATACGGGTCAAACATTTAATAACACAACAGAACCTTGTGCTATGTATGAATCGGCAATTCAGACCAATAGTTTAAATGTTTATTTAAGTGGACACACAATACCAGCAAATGGTGATTACGCATATACAACGGCGGTTTGTAATGAAACATATATTGGAAATTCAGAATATTATGCATCATTGGTGAGTGGTGCTAGATATGTGTTTACAATTGGTGAATTTGGTTATATTAATAATGTAACTCTTTGTAGTGCAATACCAACCGCAACGCCAACGCCAACCCCTAGTCCAACAGCAACATCAGTAGTGTTATATGGAATATTTAGATCTACAGGATTATCGACTTCTAATGGTCATTGTAATAACAACTATGTAACCAATGCTCAATTCTATGGTCAAACAACATCACCTAATAGTCTATATGGAACCATTGTGTATGCAGATACAGAATATACACCATTTGACGGTGGTAGTTTATGGTATGCTTTAGGTAATAATAGTCTATCTAATACAAATGATTTACCATACTATTCAATACAAATCATTAGTACTGGTGAGGTAACTAGTGTACAATATTTAACAAGTTGTTCTAGTGGTTCTGATGCATAATATTAAAACAAAAAATAGATATAAAATATGAGCTTTCTTGATAGTAATAACTTAGAATTTTTAGCGGCAAAAATCACCCAAAAAGGGAGAAATGCAATTGCTAAGGGTAATTTTAAAATTGATTATTTCCAAGTTGGGGATTCTGAGTATGATTACACAACACCATTTAATGTTTTAACAGGACAAACAACACATCAAAAAGTTATGGCACCATTTGACAAAGACAGTGGTGTGAAATATCCATTTGGTTTGGACTCAAATGTTATAACAACATATGGTGTACCGGTTCAAAATTCATTAACAACAACAATTAGAAATATTATGGGTCCTGCGGGATTTGTTTCTAATTATTTAGAATATGATGCGGTTGAGTGTACAGGTACAACAGTTGAGTGTGTTGCAGATGAAGTATCGTTATCGAGCATTTCAGGAGGAACTTCAATTAATATTACAGACGGAGAAGAGTTTCAAAATTGTGGTTATATAACATTAGTGTTCGATAGATTCAATGGACCAACTGCGGTCATCACAGGTAACACAAACTCATTAGTTTATAAAGTTTTAAGTATATCAGGTAATACCCTTAATTTAGATAGAGCATTACCAAATCTTTCATCGTTAAGTGGTTATGCACAAGTTGTATGTAATAGTTGTGAACAGGAATACCCTATCACGGCAACAACTGCAAGTGTATGTTCACCAAACGATATTGACACAACACAACAATTAAATTCTTGGACACTTAATATTGTTTGGGATAAAAAATTAATAGGTACTGATGTCGGACCATTAGACGAAACATTATCAGGATACACTGGTAACAGATATGTTTCAGTTAAAGAATTATTGGGATACACTTCAACAGGACAAACGTTCACAAACATGACAGGAGGAACTGTTGATTACCCAACATCATATAAAAATACGTTGGGCGAACAAATATTAGTTAAACCTAATGAACAAAGATGTATTGCGGTAATTCATTATTCAGAAGTCGGTGATTTAAGAAATGACCCCGAAAGATTTTTCAGATACGATGATTACATTAGTTATAAAACAGGAATTACAGGTTCAGATATTTCATTAGTTGATGATGCCGACGGAAACCCAATAAGTGATACTGAATATTTTGAAGTTTATTTACCATTCTTATTATATCATAGAAGTACAGGTACAACAATCGGAGCAAAGTTTTTAATGGATACAACTGACTACTACGTCAAGTCAACTAAAAACGAAAGACATCAGTTGATGTTTAGATTTTTATTAGATGAAATGGGTAATAGAGTTGGTAAAGTATTCACTAAAAATAAAATAGTAGTATTCGATGACCAAGAGTTAGTTGCAATTTTAGATTATAGAAGTAATAGAAAATATACATTACCTTCTCCTAAAGTCAATACCGTTGCAAGTGATGATGTTGAAGCGAATTCATTATTCTCAGGAACAACAGGACAAACATTTTTTGTTACCTATATGTTTAGTGATACACCATACGGTACAAGTTCAGCGTTTAATGGATTACCATGCAACTATTTTACATCAATTAGTGGAGTAAAAGTACCATCAAGTTTAACAATCAAATTTAGTGGAACATCATTCCAACATATGGAATCAACATTAAATGGATTTAGAAGTGGATTTAACGCAAAATATTTTTACGTATTAATTCAAGAAACCGACCCCGAAGAATCACCAATATCTTTTAGTTGGACATTAATCGACAAAACAAGTAGTTTAACAACAACAGGTGGATACATCGTACCATCAAGTTTAACAGGTAATACCATTGTAATTACACAAGATGATTTTGATAGTGGTGTTAATTTTGATTTAGAGACTCATATGGGTTTAGATTATTTAGGTTCACTAACATCTACAACACAACCACAATTTGGTGATGAACAACCATTTCCCGGTAGTATTCGTTTATTGAGAGCCATGGATATTGAAGAATTAAATTTCTTAGTTAACCTACCATCAACACAATTTACAACAACACAAAACCCTACGTTTGTTAGTGGAACTGGAAATTATCCAATGATGACTGAAGTTGCTTTATTAGATAGTAATAAAGAAACATTAGTAGTAGCTAAAGCAACAACCCCAATAAAAAGATTGGGTACACAAGTTTTTGCGGTTAAGTTAGACTTCTAAGCTTTACATTTCTAAAAATATTATTTATATATTTTTATATGGATAATAAACTAAAGAATAAGCCAAAAATTTTAGGTCTCGATATTTCGACCAAAACAATTGGGTGGGCCTTGTTTGATATGACAGGTTCAAAATTGTTGGAATTAACTCACTTCTCACCGAAGGTTAAACCACAACCAGAAGATAAGATTGAAGAGTTGTTAAAAAAAGCGGATGCTTTTAAAGAACACTTAGAAAATTATAGAGACATGGGAATCACTCGTGTTATTATTGAGGAACCGTTGTTACAATCTAATAACATTTACACAGTTGGGACTCTATTAAGGTACAATACTTTGATTTTAAAGAATTGTTATGACATTTTAGGTATAGTACCAACATTCATCTCAACATATAATGCAAGAAAATATGCATTCCCTGATTTGGTTGGACCAAATGATAAAGGACGTAATGTTTTATTTGGTGGATACCCAAGAGACATTGATAAGAAACATGTTATTTGGGAACACGTAAACACTGTGTGTCCCGAGGTTACTTGGTTGTACGGTAAAACAGGTGCACTTAAAAAAGAAAATTATGATATGGCCGATGCTGCAACTGCGGTGATTGGTTTTGTTAATATGTTAAAGTTAGAAATATCCGGCAACTAATATTTTACATTAGGAAAAATTTAGGATATATTTATTAATAGGACGGGACCTGTAGAAATACAGGTTTGGTTGGTGTTCCCCGGGGAGTGGTGTTCCCGGGGATTTTTTTTTGTCAATACTTTTCCTTATATTTTTTCTATATGAACAAAGGAATCGAATTTGAACCTGTTATTGAGATTTTAGAAGACATATTTGGTGATTATAAATTGCATAGCGATTATAAGGGTCAAATATCGTTCGATTGTCCTGTTTGCTCATATGATATTAAACAATTAGAACACGGAGACGGCAAAGGAAATCTTGAAATAAACTATAGAAGAGGTGTTTATAAATGTTGGTCGTGCGCTGAGACACATGAGACTCACGGGTCAATCTATAAGTTAATTAAAAAATATGGTAATCCTAGACAAAATAAAAAGTTCTTACTATTGATGCCCGAAGAGGTTGATGAGGTTAAAAGAATTTATAAAAAAGTTTATCTACCAAAAGAGTTTATTTCATTTAAAGACGTAAGTCAAGGTTTAAAATTAACACCCCAATTTAAACAAGCTTGGAATTATATTAAGAAAAGAAATATAACAGATGAAATGATTGAGAAATTCAACATCGGATTCTGTTATAATGGTTTATATGAAAATAGAATCATAATACCATCTTATGATACCGAACTAACTTTAAATTATTTTATTGCACGTTCTTACTTATCAAAAACAAAATTAAAATATAAAAATCCCGAAGTACAAAAGGAAATCATCATATGGAATGAACACTTGATTAATTGGGAAGAAAGGTTATATATAGTTGAAGGAGCATTCGACAGTATTTTTGTACCTAACTCAATACCAATGCTTGGAAAGTTTATGTCTGACAATCTTTTTAAAACAATTTATACTCAAGCCAAAAAAGATATTGTAATTGTTTTAGACCCCGATGCGTGGAATGATGCAACTAAATTGTACCATAAAATGAATTGTGGAAAATTAATGGGTAGGGTGTTTGTTGTTAAACTAGAAGGTGATGAAGACATTGCGGACCTAAAGGGTGATTTAGGTAATTATAAAATTAAACAAATAGATTAGATGAATTTATTAGACATCTCAAAAGAGATAAACGAACTATTAGAAAATAGAAGAAAAGAATTAGAATTAACTTTTATAGAAGAAGAACATATCTATTATATGAAAGATTTAGATGGTGAAATAAAAAGAAATTTTCCGTCTGTTTCTAAAATTATAAAGAAGTTTCATAAGCCATTTGATGCTGAAGGGATGGCATTAAAAATGTCAAAAGGTGACCCTGAAGGTCAAGCACAATTACTTGCCGAATGGAGACAAGCTGGAGACCTATCAACTAATATGGGTAGTCGTGTCCATTTTGAATTAGAATCTGACACTATCGGTCGTTTTGGTAACTATAAAGAAGTTAGACAACCCATATTCGAAATTAACGAAGAACAACAACGTAAGAGCGATAACATGATTATCGCAGGAAAACAATTCCTTGATTTAATGTTAGAACGAGGTGGTGTTTTGTTAGATACTGAAATTGTATTAGGTGACCCAACAGAGCAATACACCGGACAACCAGATAAAGTATGGTTGATGCAAACCAAAGACAAGGATAGTTTTGGGTTTGTTATCACAGATTGGAAAACAAACCAACCAAAGAACTTTGAGGTACATCATTATACAGATAAATTATATCCACCATTTAACAATTATCATAATAACGCATTAGGACATTACTATCTACAACTTCCTTTATACGGAAGATTGTTGCGTAAGATGTTGGAGAACACAAAATATAGTGACACAAAATTATTAGGTAATGTGGTAGTTTTACTAAAAGAAGATGGAACGTTTGTAGAATATAAGGTTCCATCACAAATTAATAACGCAATCCAAGTAATGGATTTATCAAAATACATTTCAAGATGGTCAAAAAAATAATTCACATTGCAGATATTCATATCAGAACAATTCAATTACACGAATTGTACAAAGAACAATTTACAGAATTGTTAGGTGAATTAAATAATAAAGTATACGAGTGGAATGAAGAGGGAGTTAATTGGGATGAAATTAGAATTGTAATCGCGGGAGACCTTGCACATCAGAAAATTAACATATCAAATGAGCAATTAATGTTAACAAGTTGGTTCCTAAAAGAATTAACTGAATTTGGTAAAGTTATTATTATACCGGGTAACCACGACTTTTTAGAAAATAACACACAACGTATGGATAGTATAACACCCGTTGTTGAATTATTGAATAGTCCACATATCCAATACTATAAAGATAGTGGCGTATATGAAGATGATAACATCAATTGGATAGTCTATTCGTTATACCAACATAACGCAAGACCCGAGTTTAAAAAAGAAGAAGGTCAGTTTAATGTTGGGTTATTTCACAGTCCAATACAAGGGATGTCTACAGATTTAGGTTATGAGTTTGAAGATGCATATGACCAATTAAACTTTGTCGATTTGGATTTATTATTATGTGGTGACATACACAAAAGACAACAATTTACACTACCAAGTGGAGGAAGAGCCATTATGGTTGGTTCATTAATACAACAAAATTTTGGTGAAACAGTTAGACATCATGGTTACGGCGTATATGATATGAAGAGTGATGAATATACATTTCACGATTTACAAAATGAGAAACCATTTCTTCATTTTAAAATAACAGACATTAAAGATATTGAAAATGAAAAAGAAGTGCTCGTTAACCTTGGATAATGAGTTTCTTCTTTATTGTGAATTAAACAATATAGATGACACTGATAAACTTGCAAAGGAAACCTTCGAGAGAGGGTTTTCTTTATTGAAATATGGAGAAACCCCTACAGGAAACAGTACGGTAAAAGAAAAGATTGTTATAAAGGAAGTCCCCGTCGAAAAAATTGTTTATCAAGAGGTCATCAAGGAAGTTGAAGTGATTGTTGAGGTTATAAAGGAGGTCCCTATCGAAAAAATTATCGAGATAATCAAAGAAGTCCCAATTCAAATAAAAGGTAATACCAAGGTAGTAACGAAAGAAATAATCAAAGAGGTCCCCATTGAAAAAATTGTATACGTAACAAAAGAAGTGGTTGATACAAAAGAAATTGAAAAATTAACAGAAGAAAATAAAAAATTGAAAGACGAACTTGCAAAAATAAATACCTCATTAGAGAAGTTGAATAAGGGTAGGTTCCTTAAAAATAGTGATTTAGGTTCACTCTATAGTGAATAAATTCCGGCAATATATTTCCATTTACAAAAAAAATTACTTATTCTTTACTAATAAACATTATACGATATGATTTTACTTTTTTGGGTTTTAGCGGCATATGGAATGACATCCATATTAGTTTGGGGTTCTATTTTTGAACCCATGAGAATTTTTATAAAAAAACATTCTAAATTTTTTGGTGACCTAATTGAATGTACACTATGTACCTCAACATGGGTTGGTTTTTTTATGTCATTAGTTTTGGGTAGTTTAAGTAAACAATTTTTCGATAATTTTTTCATTGTTAATTTGTTTTTTGATGGAATGCTCACCGCTGGTTCGGTATGGGCATTAAATGCAATAATCGAGTACTACGAAAACGCGGGTAAATAACCAACGTAATCGGCTCGAAAGAAAAAACAAACAAAATGTTAGAAAATTATAACGATGAATACGTTTTAGTTAAAAAAAATAGTGTTGAACATTTAATATTATTAAGTCTCCATAGACAAATTGAATTAGACAATAAAAGAGAAATTGGTAAATGTTTACAGTTAGCTTGTGAGTACGTTTGTAAGAGTTTTATTAATGAACAAACAAGTTTAACATGTTTACTTAGAGAAGAATCGGAAGAAATTAAAACCGATAAGAATGCATCAGGTTTCGATTTAGTAACAACGGAAACATTGTTAACTATAAATGCAAAATGCAGAACCTCACAACTTCATATGGCACCAAGTGGTAGAAGAATGAGTTTCAAGAATCAAAAAAGTTTAGACCAAGGTTACTCTCGTTATGCAATCGGCGAGTGTGATGTGTACATGATAGTGATACCAAACGATGATTATTTGGATTATACAAAATGGGATTTCATAGCAATACCAGAATATGAATTATACGACTCAAAAATCCCTGGTTATCTTATAGGAACAGTACCAAAAGATATTGCAGAAAAATACAAAGGAATTGAAAAATCAATCTTAACTTTACAAGAGTTAAACGAAAAAAAGAAACAAATAATATTAGAAATTTCTAATGAAATACAACAATCCATTTATTAAAGTAACTTGGGACGATGTTCCCGAAAACTTTACTCCTGAAAAAATCAGAAGAGTAAAATCCTACTTTCAAGACAAATACAAAACAAAAAATATTCAAGTTATTACCAAAAGTTTAACTAACACCTCTGATATTAATTTAGTGTCGTTAGAGGCTTCTGACAGTATACTTGATCATCAGTACCAAAAAAAATTGATGAAGGATTTCATCAAAGAAAACGATTTACAAACAAAATGGGATTTAGTTGATAGGTTAGATAATAAGGTAAATGTATCCATAGATAAGTTGAATGAGAATAAGGTGCGTTATAATAAATGGTACATTAAGAAAATTGAGTTTTCAAATTTTCTTTCATTTGGAGACAACAACGTCATTGATTACACAACTCTTGATGGTATTACAGTTATTGAATCCACCCCAAAAAACTTTGGAGGTAAATCTACATCATCAGTTGATTTATTAATGTTCCTATTTTTTAACTCAACAACCAAAACTAAAACTGGTTCTGAAATATTCAATAAATTTAGTGACAAAGATGAAGTTAGTGTAAGAGGTGAAATAACAATCGATGGTGATGACTATGCAATTGAAAGAAAACTATCACGCAAAAAAAGTAGGTCAGGTGAATACACAGTAACTAATAAACTTGAATTCTATAAAAGGAATGAAGACGGTACGATTGAAAACTTGTCAGGGGAACAGAGAAGAGAAACTGAATCATTTATATCTTCGGCAATTGGTACTGAAGAGGACTTCTTAACAACCATTGTTACAACAGGGAATAACTTAGAGCAATTGATTGAATCCAAACCAACTGCTCGAGGACAAATACTTACTAAATTCATGGGACTCGAAAGTCTAAGGAATAAAGAAGATATTGCAAAAGAGATGTTTAATGAGTGGAGTAGAAAACTCGTATCAAACACTTATAACATCACTCAATTAGAAATTGATAACGGTGACTTTAAAGAAAGTATTATTAACTCGGAGAGTGAAATCGAAAGGTTAACAGTTGAACTTTCTAAATTTGAGAAAGATTTAAAAAAACTTGAGAAAAAAAGAGATGATACATTATCGTCAAAAAACAATGATGTCGATAGAGACCTAATCAATACCAACCCTATACTTTTAGAAAGGGAAATTAATAATTTAGTAGGTTTAAAAAATACCAGTCAAAAAAACGCAGATGATGTGAACGTGGTCGAACCATCAAAATATTATGATGAGGATGATCATTCTGAATTAATTAAAGAAAAAAATAAATTAAATTCAGATTTAATTTTTACACAAAAAGACATCACAAATAAGGAAAAACTTATTAAGCAATTTGAGGAAGGTTCAGTTTGTCCTACTTGCAACAGAGCGTTAGAAGATGTTGACCATACGGATGAAATTGAAAAAATTAAAAAAGAAATTGAGGATTTAAAAAAGACAGAACAGAAGTTAATAAAAAACATTGAGAAAAAGGAGAAGGAAGAACTTAAATATGTTACATTAAAGTCAGAATTTGACACTTATGAGAAAAATAAATTACGTAAAGCAAGATACGAATTAGAGGTTGAACAGAAACAATTAGAAATTGATTCCAAACAATTGAAGTTGGATAGGTACGACGAGAACAAAAAGAAATTAGAAGAGAATCAGAGAATTGATGCTGAAATAATTTCAATCAGAACGAAGATAGAGACCGCTAATGGGGATATTAAAGTAACCACCAAGTCGATTGAAAACCACAATGGTAACATCCTTTTGATGAAAGAAAAAATCAGAGTGAATGACGAACTAATTGTTAAAATCAAATCTGAAGAAGAATTATTGGCCGTATTCAAAACATACTTAACAATTTACGGTAAAAATGGTATCTCTAAAATCATAATGAAAAATATGATTCCATTAATCAATCAAGAGTTATATCGTTTGTTGGTGGATAGTTGTCATTTCATATTAGAATTAAATGTAAACGATAAGAATGAAGTTGAGTTCATCATGATTGATACTGAGACTCGCATCATCAAACCACTTAATGCTGGTTCGGGTTACGAAAGAACAATATCATCGTTAGCACTTCGTAGTGTACTAACTAAGATTTCATCATTACCAAAACCAAACATTGTGGTAATGGACGAAGTGTTCGGGAAAATTGCAGACGAGAATTTAGAAATGGTAGGAGAATTCTTCAAAAAGATTAAAGATTACTTTGAACATATTATTGTCATATCACACAATCCTTTAATACGTAATTGGTCTGATAATATAGTAATGATTAAAAAAGATTCTAATATATCAACAATCGATTTTATCACCACAAAAATTTCTTAATTTAATAAAAAATTAGTACATTTGTAAACCATTAAAAATTATAACATGACACCAAAAGATTACCAAGGATTCGGACTTTATGCAAAGGATAATGGCATTAGTTCATTAAAATTAGATTACTACAACAAACGTATTGAGAATAGTTTAACTCCATACATTTTGGAAGAAAGACAAATGAACGTAACTGTTATGGATGTGTTTTCACGTTTAATGATGGAACGTATTATTTGGGTTGCGGGTGGGGTAGATGACCACATGTCAACAATTGTTCAAGCACAGTTAATGTTCTTAGACAGTATCGACAAAACGGATATTACAATGCACATTGACAGTCCAGGTGGGTCTGTTAAGTCGGGTTTATCAATGGTTGATGTTATGGATTACATCGGTTCCGATATTAGAACCATTAACACGGGAATGGCAGCCTCTATGGGTTCAGTCCTACTTGGGGCAGGTACCAAGGGTAAACGAGGTTCTTTGAGGTTCTCACGTACCATGTTACACCAATCTTCAGGAGGTGCGGGTGGTAACATTCAAGATGCTCGTATTACCTTCAAAGAATGGGAAAAGATTAACGATACTCTATTTGAGTTATTGGGTGGATATTGTGGTAAGACTGCGGAACAAGTTAAAAGTGACGCATCTCGAGACTTATGGTTAGATTCCGAAGAAGCGTTAGCATATGGAATTATAGACGAAATAGTCAAAAAGAAAAAGTAAGTAAAAGGGGACCTAAAGTCCCCTTCTTTATTTCTTCATATTTATATAAAAAGACTAATATGAAGATAAATAAAACCGACATTTTATTGATTATCATCGCCCTTTTGGCGGGATATACTATTTTTCAAATGAATGGTATAAAAACCGACGTAGCGGGATACAATGCAAAAATCGAATCCTTACAAAAGGAAATAGACTCAGTTTATACTGCAAATAAAGAAATCGACAATCAAATTGAAAAGGTTGATAATCACATTGTTAATGTCGATAAAGAAATCGATAATGTGACAAAAAACATAACTATTATTAAAAACAACACAGATGAAAAAGTTAATTCTATTACCACTATTGGTAATGTTGAGCTTGAGCAGTTATTCGCAAACAGATACAACTAAAGTTATAGTATTGGATACTACTAAAGTTATCCTACCAACAAAAGTTGCAAGATTGGCTTTCCAAGACTTACTTCGTTATGACGGAGCAAAATTGGAAATTGTTGAATTAAATAATGTTATTGTTTTAAAGGACCAACAAATAAATTTATTTAAACAAAAAGACACACTAAAGGATTTAAAAATTTCTAATTTAGAGGTAATCATCAATAAGAAAGATGAACAATTTGGTTTAGAAAGACAAAAATCTGAAAGTCTATTAAAAGAATTGAAAGGACAAAGAAGAAAAACATTCCTATATAAGATTGGTTCATTTGTTGCAATAATTACAACCTCTATGCTTTTGTTAAAGTAAAATGAAAAAATACTTAGAGATAAAAAATATCATCATTACAATATTAATAATTCTATTATTGTTAGTATCTTTTGACCCATTTGGTGTTATGCCGAAAAGAATTAAAACAGTTGAAAAAATTGTTAAGGTTGAAGGACAAACATTACACCCAATAGAAGATTCTGTAACGGAAGAAGAACCAATTGAAGACCATGTTTGCCCTGAGAATATTGTTGAGGTTGAAGTAACTAAAGAAGTTCCTGTTTTACAACTTGTGGATACTGTAGAAATATTGAAAATATATTATGCAAAAAGTACGCAAAAAGATATTTTAACGTTACCTAATAATATAGGAACGATAACTTTGATTGATACTATCTCACAAAACAAAGTAGTAGGTAGAAGTTTTGAATCTAAAGTTAAAAAACAAATAGTAAAAGGTGATACATTAAGAATACCTGAGTCACCTAAGAATCTTTTGTATGTTGGGTTTGAAACTAATTTAGACAGACCGGATTTAATTAGTAACCTTGGTTTTGGATTAATGTTTAAAACCAAAACTGAAAAAATATACAAATTGAATGTGGGGGTTAACAATAGAGTTGTAGGTGGAACGACTACGGGAGCATTTACTCCTTATATAGGAGGGGGAGTATATTGGAAAATTAATTTAAAGAAACACTAAAGATATGAAGACATTCATACTTTTTATTTTCGGGATGTTCGAGGATCACGAAGATGTTGAATTTTTTTGTACCGAAGTACTCGGCGACACAAAGTCAATAAAGTCTTTAAGATATATCATCGAGAATTCACAAAATATAATTGTTATATTTGATTCTGATACTGAATATTTCGCGTTATCCAAAGATTTATTCGAATCACTCACAATAGAAAACGTTAAGTTTTATTTCCTAATTGAACGTGACACATTAGTCACCGCACACTTACCAGCACAGGTTAAAGACTTCATTTTTAAACCACAAACCGAAAATAGTGCAATGTTTCTTGAGTATATGAAAAAAGAAGAGGACGTACCACTTATGGATTTAGACGAGGTATTGGATAAAATTGAAAAATGGGGAATTGAAAGTTTAACATTGGATGAAAAAAACTTCTTAGATAATTTTGAATAATCGAAATTATTTTGTATCTTTAGTTATATCATAACTTACTAACAAACCAGCCATGAAAAAATCCATTATCACCAACACGGATGAGATTCAACAGTATATAAAAGATATACGAAAAATTCCCGTAATTTCTCACGAAAAACAAGAAGAGATTTTTACTTTACTTAAAAGTAAAACAACGACGAAGCGAGAAAAAGAAAAACTCTACAATGAGTTGGTGGTCGGTAACTTACGATTTGTCATTTCTGTTGCAAAGATGTACCAAAACCAAGGAATGGATATTATGGATTTAATTTCCGAAGGTAATATTGGTTTAATGAAGGCAGCTGAGAGATTTGACCCTACAAGTGGATTTAAATTTATTTCTTATGCGGTATGGTGGATAAAACAATCAATGATGGCATCGTTAAATGACAATGCAAGAACGATTCGTATTCCGTCAAATTTAGTACAAGAGGCACAAAAAAAGAAAAAAGAAGAAATATCTCAAGAAGACCAATTCTATATTAGTAAGAATGACGAACCCGTTGCAACTGAATTACCATATTGTATTGGTTTATATTCAGAGATTAACGAAGATGGTGACACATTGATTGACATGATTCCAAACAAAAATGCTGACGACCCCGAGGCATTTATCAACTCACCTGAAGAAATTAAGAAAAAAGTAAATCTTATGTTGGGTGTGTTGGACGAAAGAGAAAAAATTATAATTGAGAGATATTATGGTTTGACAGGAGTAGAATCTAACTTAGAAGACTTAGGGGATGAATTCGGATGTACTAAAGAACGCATTAGACAATTACGTGATAAGGCCATTAAAAAATTACGTAATGAGAGTTTTGGCCTACTAAACTATTTATAAATTATAATATTATGAAAAAGGTAATCGAATTAATAAAAAC